GTTTTAAGATTGCTAGAATGTTTAAAATATTAATACTTATAATTTATATTATGTTAAGTACGTTATGCGTGTATATAATACTCATAAAAGCCTATTCTTTGAGGAGGCCTACTTTGGACAGGGTAAATCAAGAACTTCTTCGTAGTCTTTGTAGGATATTTCTATCCATCCCATTTCAAAGTCAACCCATCTTTTTGATAGTTCGATGTGTGCGATTTGCTTGTCTTCTGTCATTAGGGAATCCATGAATGCTTTTAGTAAATTGTCTAAGTCTGGTTTTGATTGGTGAAATCTGCCATGATACAATTTCTTTTTTTTCTTTGACCAGGATTTTGGAACGGGAATAATAAAGGTAATTGAGCACCCAATTGGAGGCATAACAAATCCCTTCCTTTTTGCTTCTGCTCCAAGTTCAAGTTTATAATTGTTGTATCTTTCTAGTCTTAGTAATCTTTTGAGTCCAGATGGCCTAAGCTTTTCTCTTGGTATTCTAAAAAATATTGAATCACCTTGTGTTGCTCTTACGTGAGTTTGAGGTGTTATACTAAAAGTTATTTTTTTCATAAGCTATGCCAGCTATGGTTTTAATTTCTGTTTTGTGTTTGGCTAACTGTCTTTCTAAAATATCTTCTACCGTTTTACTTAATGACCATTTTTTCTTTTCTGCTAAAAGTTGTAGTTTGATGTAACTTTCTTCAGAAAGGCTAATTGTTATTCTTTTTTTCATGTGATGATGTTTGATGCAATATACATCACAATGGTGAAATCAACAAAAAAACCTCCTTTTTTAAGGGAGGCCTATTTACTAAACCGTATCTATGTATGGGCTATTTTTTTCGGGCCATTGCAGATAACTTACTAAACTTCTTTGCACCGTACTTTTTTCGGCCTATAGCGGCTGCTATTGCTGCTCCAACTTCTTTGGCATGTTCAGGGCTCATTCCTTTTTTTTCGTACGATTTTGAGGCCTTATTTTCGATTTCTGCAAATCTTTCTCCTGATCCTAATTTTGGTTTCATATTCTTATATTTTGATTCGTTTGGTACTTCTTCTATTCTTTCGTTACCAGATGACATAAATTGCATACCAAATTTTTACCAAATATACCACATTTTTTAATTCCATAACACCCTATTTTTTGAAAACAACTCCATCAATACCTGCTTAAGGGTACCCCCCGCGGTTGGCCGTTGCTTCTTCTTCGGGGTCTCGCATTCCCTTAACTGTGTACCTCGTTTTTAGGTTTTGCCCTTGCCTTTGTTTTGTGTGGTGGTGGTGGTGAGGGTTTCGGGGGTTTTGGGTTGGTGGTTTTTCTCTTGCAATTGGTTGCGTTTTGTTTTGTTTGTGGTGGTCGCTTCTCTTTATTTCTTTGTATGTTGGGGGGATTAGGGGGGGGATTGGGGGCTACATTTTGAAATAATTAATTTAATTTTTGTAGCTACATTTCAAATTTTTTCCTAATTTTGTAGCTACAATTTAAAATTATGGCAAAAAGCAAACCAATTGGAGTTAGATTTGACTTAGATAAGTTGGATATAATTCAAAAAGAGCAGAATTTGACATCTGTTCAGCAAGTAGTAAATTATTTAATGGACAATTATGGTTCTAGAGAAATAAAAAGAGGAGCACCATTTAAAAATATGCCTCCTTATGAAATTAATGCCTCAAAATTAGAGGATATTAATCAAAAGGCGTCAATAGTTTCAAATAAACAAGATGCCAAAAATGAGCCAAAAGAAGGAACTTTAGCTTGGTTTTTAAAAAATTCGTAAATTAATAAAATATGAAAAAATTTATAAGTTTTAGTGGAGGAGTTGAATCTACTACTATGTGTTTACTTTATGGTAAAGGTGCAACAGCTATTTGGTGTGATACAGGTGCAGAGCATAAAGAAATGTATAACAGAATAAATAAGGTTGAAGAGTACCTAAAAGAGTACCATAAAAACGATTTTAGCTTAGTTAGAATAGGGGGGGGAAATTGTATAAAAAACAATTATATACTAGTCTTGAGAATCTTATAGTAGCTTGTAAGGTCATGCCTAGCCAACAGATGAGATTTTGTACTAATTACTTTAAAGCTGCACCAATAGATAAGTATTTAAAAGAACAAGGAGAATGTGAGTTAATGATTGGTTTTAATTATGATGAACAAGGTAGAACTGGAAGTTTAGAAGCAATGCCAAATGTTAAATATACCTATCCATTGATTGAAGATGGTTACGATCGAGATGATTGTGAGGAAATACTTAGAAAAAATGGTATGCACCCAAATTTCCCTGTGTATATGTTAAGAGGTGGATGTAGAATGTGCTTTTTTAAGTCTGAAAAAGAATATAAAGCTATGTATCATTTAAATAATTCAGAATTTATGGAAATGGTAGAATTTGAGGAGAAAATACAAGACAAAAGAAAGAAATTTTATTCTATAATGGGGAATGGTAAAAGGCTTAGAGATTTAATGGTAGATTGCGAAAGGGAGAAAATGATGTTTCCAGATATAGAGAAATTATATAAATCTTTAAAGAAAGATACTAGTTGTGGTGCTTTTTGCCACAGATAATTCGTAAATTAGCGTATGAAAAGTAAATTAAAAATGATGAAGCGAGCTAATGGTTCGTATTCTCCACGTGGTTTATGGGATAATATTCGTGCAGCTGCTGGCTCAGGTAAAAAGCCTACTGCAGAAATGTTAAAACAAGAAAAGAAAATTAAAGCACAAGAAAAAAAATAATTATGTCAGAAGCTTGGCAGAAAAAAGAAGGTAAAAATCCTGAAGGTGGGTTAAACCAAAAAGGTCGTGATTCTTATAATCATGCTCATGGTGGTCATCTTAAAGCACCAGTTAAATCAGGTACTAATCCTAGAAGAGTTGCATTTGCAGCTAGATTCTCAGGTATGATGGGAGCTATGAAAAAACCTAATGGTGAACCTACTCGTAAGGCATTAGCACTTAAAGCCTGGGGATTTGGTAGTGTTGAAGCCGCTAGAAATTTTGCCAATACACATAAAAAATCGTAAATTAGCACAAAATATTATAAACATAAAAAACAAATAATATGCCAGTAGGAATTCGTTCAATGAGAAAAGTACCAGGTACAGGTTTAACTCTTTATGAAAGTAAAGAAAAAACTCCTACTGGTTTAAGTAATTCTTTTTCTTCAGGTGGTTTAACACCAGATGATTTAATAGAGTATGCTAGAAAATATAATCTTCCAACTACATCAAATAGAGAATTCCAACAAGCTCAATATGATATGTTAATGAAAACACCAGAAGGAAGAGATGCTATAAAAGCAATGGAAGCTAAATATGGCAAACCAAGAGCTGGAACATATGCAGATAATATGCTTGGAGCAAGAACACTTGACATGATGATGTTTAGACCAAAATTACCTATGGGAGAACCTATTTTATTGGAAAAAGAAAATTTAACTCCAAGACAACCATTAATAAATATAAGTAATGATGAAGTTAGATTAAAACCAAATCCAGTTGTTACTCCAATTACTACACCTTTAGAACAAAAATTAGTAAATGAAAATGAAAAACATGGCAGATATGTAGTTAAAAGACCCGAATGGAGTGCATGGGGAACACCAGAAGCTTGGGGTGGTTTAGGTGGATATGATGAACAAGGTCATGCTCCTCATTGGTATAATTTAGTAAGACAAATACAACGTGGATTAGATAGAAGAATGTTAAAAAAGTATCAAAAAGAAAATCCTGGAGGAACAAAATACGGAGGACCAATGACTGATGAGCAATATTATAAATGGTGGAAACAAACTGGCAATACAGGGCCTGCACCAAAAATAGGTTCAGTAATAGAATATTAAATAAAAATAAAATAAATTATATGTCTAGTGAAAAATTTTCTTATTTAGTATCTTATTTAAAAGATTCTTTTGAACAATCAGTGGTTTGGCATCATCAAACTGATTCTCGTGCTGTTCATGAAGCATTAAATAATTTTTATAATGAAATAGTTGAATTAACTGATGGTTTAGTAGAAAGTGTAAGTGGTATTTATGATAGACCAACTCATTATGAACTTGATAGCCCAGTAGATTATAAAAATGTAGAACAAGTAATTAAATATTTTAAAACTGTTTATAATACTATTGAAAAAGAAAGAAAAAGTGTTTATCAAGAAACTTGGATTCAAAATCAAATTGATGAAATATCTCAATTGTATGCAGAAACACTTTTTTTACTTAGTTTAAAATAATATATCATGGCATTGTTTCAAATGAAAGTTTCAAAACCAGACCCTAGAGAAAAAAGAAATCAAGCTCCTGATAAACAGCAAATAATTGACTGGTATAATAAATATTATAAATCTCCTTTTTTCAAACAACAATTATATGATCAAGGTAATGGAGGTTTCCCAAATCAATCAGATGCTGTAAGTAAACAAACATTAGAAGGAATAAATAATTTAACATATACTTTTGATGATCAATACCCATCAGGCAGACAAAAAATAACTCAATTAATTGATAGAAATATTAATATGGGTGATCCAAACTTTTATGAAAATCAATCAAGATCTTCCGCATTAGCTCATGAAGTAGGTCATTATAATGACCAAGAAATACTTGCACATCAACCTAGGAATTTATTTATAATGCTTGATAGGAACAATGCTAGAAGTACAGGTCCTAATAGGAAGAATGATGCAAAATATATGATAGAAAGAGCAAGCGAAAATATACCTCGTTATTCCGATGGGACACCAATGTATAATTTCCCAACTACTGGTGATTATAGATTATCTAATTTAAAGGATTGGACAACTCGTGAAGCGCATAGATCTGTTAATGGTGCACATGATGATCTTGTAACAGAACAAAGAGCTGATATAATGGCTTTAAGATATTTAGCTGCTAAATATGGTATTTGGGATGCAGCTGAAAATAAACCAGGATCATTTACTCCTGAAATGTTAGATAAATTATATAAGTTAGGAGAAGTAAATACACCAAGATGGCAGCGTGGTTGGCAAGCAGGTACTACACAACAAACATTACCAAGTGAAAGAAGTTTAAAAAAGGGAGATTTGCCAAATGTAGCACCTCCTAAAAAACCTGGATTAATAATAGATAGATTAAGAAGTACATTTAAAGATAGTGATTTATTATATTTAATGAATAATTTAGCAAAAAATGATACAAATTATTTGCAATCAATGAAAAATAATGATTACGTCTCATAGGTTTGTTTTTTTCATATAGTTTTAGTTAGAATTGTACCCCTAAGTTTTTACTTGGGGGTTTTTATTTAATCATCATCATCATCAATTGGGAAATTATTCATTTCATATCCAATCCATGCTGCTATTGCCATTAGTATAAGTATTATTATATATATCATATTTTTTATTTTTTTTGTTACTGGTTAAGGATTTGAACCTTAAATGACAGAATCAAAATCTGTAGTGTTGCCAATTACACCAACCAGCATAGAGACCATTTTTAAAGGACACCATTGGCTATGCATAACCTAAATGGTTTTAAATGGACAAACCTTATGTTTTAGATTGATCTTCTAATATTTTTTTACCTGCATCTGATAATGGTCTAGCAAATATTCTTAATTTTTTACCTGTATTTGGACATACAAATGTTACACCTGCATCTTGATATGCTTTAATAATTAATTCAATTGCTGCATGTTCATCAGGACTTGCTCCTATTACATGAATATCATCATAATCAAATTGCATACAGAAATCACAACCTTCTGTATATGGTTTAGCTTCTTGTGGTATATTTGCTTTTTTCTTTGCCATAATTTTATTTTATTTCTTTAATATCTACTATTTTTACTTCTTCTCCATTTAAAATAGCATCTAAAGTATCTTCTATCATTTCTCTTTGATCTGGAGTTAATAATGCTATTTTTTCTATAATAGCTGGTACTGCAAAAACATCACTTTTTATTTCTGTTTTAATTCCCTCTCTAACTTCTTTTGTTAAAAATGGGTGCGTTATAATATCAGAAAATATCCAATCTATTTTATCTGAATATTTTTTAAATAATCTAGAACCAGCAGAGTGTGGATATTGTCTTGTAAAATCTAAAAATTGTTCTTGTGCCATTTTCATATTTTGTATGGCATTTATTATATTAGCACCATTATTAACTTCTTGATTCATTTAGTTCCATTTTTTTTATTGTTTTAAAAATTTCATAAGCTACTTGTGGAACTATTGCATTTCCTGCTGCTTTTATTGATTCTTGTCTCCATTTTGAAAAGGTAATTCCGTCCAGTTTTTTGGGAATCCCATCATTTCCAGAACAAATTGGGGAGATAGTTGGGAAGTTTTTCCACTTGGATTTATATCCATTACCATTTGTTTTAGTGGATAATGAAGGCTTATCCCTTTTTGTTTCTGAACTTCCTTCCGAATTTTGTATTTCTCTTGTCTTTGAGCTGTGTTCCAATCGAATGCTGAAGGAGTTGGTAGTAAATTCATTACTTGAGTTGCTAGATTTGGCATTGTTGTCCCATTCGGGTATTTCTCCATTCTCTTTTGAAACTTCTCTAAGTCTTGCACCTCTTCCCTTGTTGTTGGAGTGAGCAATAAACCAGATTCTATCCCTTCTGTGCGGTGCGTTGACACTTGCAGCAGGAATAATAAACGATTGTACTTCATAATCTTGCCCTTCCAAGTCAGCACACACCTCTTCGAATACCAATCCCCCCCCCAACTAACAAGTCCACGAACGTTTTCCCCAATAATCCATTTGGGTTGTATTTCTTTAATAACTCGTAGCATTTCAGGAAAGAGATGTCTTTCATCGGCTTTCCCTTTTCGTTTCCCTGCTGTTGAGTATGGTTGGCATGGGAATCCTCCTGTAATGATGTCAATGTTTCCTTTGTGAATAGAGAAGTCTGTTTTAGTAATGTCATTATAACTTATTGAATTTGGGAAATGATGTTTTAAAACTTTTTGTCCAAATGGATTCCACTCACAATGAAATATATTTTCCCATCCCATCCATTCTGCTGCCAAATCAAATCCACCAATCCCACTGAATAAACTTCCATGTGTCATTATTTATTAAAGTTTAAATGTGTTTGTTCTAATTCTCTTAAAAACTCTCTTGCTTTTTCTACTTTTTGTTGAATTCTTAATATATCATCTTCATTTCTTTTAACATTAAACATTAATACTCTTTCATTAATAGAAATATCATCAAAAGACATGTTAAACTCTATTTTCATTGCTTCTTTTACATACTCAGGACTTTCTTCTGAAATAACATCCATTTTTTTAAGCAAATAATATTTTTCTTGTTCAATAATGCTTTCTGGTGTATTAACTAAACAATAAGCAATAACAGCACTAGTTGCTCCAGTTAACCACATATATGATTGCATTTGCCAATAGTATAAACTATCTAATTTATCTGGTATATTACCAATAAATGTCCAAAGATCATAACTAGACTTAATATCTATTATTCTATCATTATCAATAATATCTGGAAACCCAGTTATATAATCATTGGTAAACCTTTGGTCATTTTTGCTAAATGGCATTTTTAAGTACATAGAAAGTAATTCAATAGACTCTTGTTCTACTTCTATACCTTTTTTCATTTGTTTAGTTTGTATGTCTTTTTTACGTCCATACTTTTCAGCTATATAAACATCTAATAAATGTTTTTGAGCTGTTTTAGATAATAATCCAGCTTCTTTATCAGCTTTTGTTACAGGTTCAGTCATTAAATAACCTACAGAACTTGATCTAATGTGTGTGTTTTCCCATTGCATAGTTAAAGTGTTTTAAGTTTATTATTATAGTGTTCTAGTAAATCTGGATTGCTTCTACTCATTAATTCCCAGGCTTTTAATTCTTCTTTGTTTTTACATAAATCAATAAATGATTTTGTTTTTTCAGCTAATGTCTGCTTTGATTGAGTTGGGATTACTTCATTTTTATCTGAAGTGCCAGAACTACCTAAAATCTTATACAATGATTCTCCAACATTTTCATCATAAAGTTCTTTTTGTCTTTTTACATTTTCAGCATGGTATTCTTCAACTAACTCTCTTGCATAATCAAGAGCTTTAGTAGCAGATTCTCCTTCATTAAGGGAAAATTCAACACCAATTTTTTCAGATGAATAATTTCCCAAATTAAATGTTCTAGTGTAGTTAACGGTTTGAATGTGCATATATATTGTTTTATTTAATTCTAATCACAGTAGTTACATCATCTTTTATTCTTATTTTAAAAATCTTGTCTTTATGGTCTTTCTTACGTTTTAACATCGAAACCATTACAGTAACAGATGTATATGGGTTACTAAATGATGCAGTTTCATTAATTTCTAATTTGCCCACTTTACTGCTTACTGAATCTGGGCTAATGTCTCTTGCCATGTGTTTTATTTTTTGTCAAAATTAATTTAATTAATTTAATTAAAAAAATATATTTAAGTATTTTTTGTATATTTGTTTTTCATTTGCAATAAGTGTTAACGGTTTAATCTCGCCCTTCGTTTCTACGAGGGGCTTTTTATTAATTTTATTTAAAAGTTCACATTTTTGTGAACAATTCGGAATTTTACCGAATTCATTATAATTTTATTACATAATTTTAAAATATTAATTATAAACAAACTAATTTTTATTAATAAATTTACTTTTAATTAAAGATAACTTTGATCTATATTCAATAATCAAATGTTTTAATTCTTCTCTAGTTGGTTTAGCTATTTGTCTTGCTGTTTCTTGTAAATAATCAACTATGCCTTTATGTTCTTTTTCAAGATTTTTTTCAAATACTTCTAAATTGCCTGATAGTAAACAATTATCATGTTCTGATTGTGGTCTGCAATTTGCTTCCATCCATCTTGTGCCTAAATTTGCTCTTGGTATGAAATGACCATTTTGTATTTTAGTCCAATGGTATTTTTTACCTGATGTGAAACATTCAACCATACCTTCTTTATCCGCATACTTACAACGAATGTATTGGCTAAATATTGCATCTAAATCCTGGACAAGGTTTTGAAAACTTTCTGTATCATCTTCAAATTCATCAATCCTTTTTTGTGTTGAATGTATTGTAGCGCATTGTTTACACATTTTTTTTGAAAAATGATAATCTATTTTACCACAATTAACACATCTTTTTTTCTTTACAATAATTGTACTATTACGCATTTTTAATTTTAATTTTCTTTACATAAAATAATATACTTTCGTAATATTTTTTTTCTATATCATTATTACTTTGATCATGCATTTTATGCAAATATTCTAATGACCTTCTTTTAGCAATTTTAAATCTTTCTTCATATGGTACTTTTGTGTAAGCCATATAAAATTTAGTTATAACTCCAACAGCTTTATCTTTATAACAATCCATTTATTCTTCTTTTAATTTGTGCAATTTGTCATTAATAAATCTAAATTTACCAATATACTTACCTTGTTTCCATACTTCAATAATCATATCTAATCTTCTAGCCATGTCGTATATTAATTCTTTATTTTCCATTATAATTGGCTTTTTATTATTTTATTTATAATTACTTTTAAAATTTCCCAAGCTAATATTATTAATATTATATTCATTTTTCTTCATTTGTATCATTATAAACATAAATATAACTGCTAATAGCAGCAAAACCAATTACACATAAAATTCCTAAAATAAAATTCATATTTTTATATATTTTAATTATTATAATTTTTCAATCTCTTTATAAATATTACGTAATGGTTCTTTCCATTTAATATCAATAATAATACCTAATTCTTTTATTAGATTAAGAATTTTTTTCTTTTTTTCATTTTTAGTTAATTCTTTTTCTAATTTAATTGGCATGTTATTATTTACATCCCAAAGCAAAGCATTATAACCACTTGTTTTACATATTCTTTTCCCAATAGTATTTATAACTCCCATTCTTTCTAACTCACTTAACCTGGTTGAAAAAACTCCAGAATTAACATCTTTAGATGCATACATTCTCATTTCATTTGCTGTTAATGGACCATATTTACATAATATTTCATAAACAATAAACCTAGTATTGCTTAAAAGACCATTTTGTTTAATTATTTCGTAAGCATCTTTAGTTGTAGGTCTTACATCCATTTTTATAATATTTACACAAAATTAATTAAATTAATTAAATCACAAAATTATTTTAAAAAAAAGTTAAAAATTATTTGGTTGTATTAATTTAACAACTATTTTTGTGGTTCATCAATAAAATTTATATGGAATTTAAGACTTTGAAAATCCATCAGCAGATAAAGGAAGCTCTTGATGGTCGCACGCAGCGTTGGCTTTCATTAAATGCAAAGATACCAGAATCGGAATTATCTCGTAAGATGCAGGGTAAATTATTATTTACAGATGCAGAAATTGCTCGTATTAACGAAGCTTTGAAAACCGATTTAGTTAACGATTAAGATAATCAAATGCCAAAAGATACATTCTACTTCTCACACGACTATAATGCTCGTAATGATGAGAAGATAAAAAGGCTAATAAGAAAACATGGCATGATTGGCTATGGTATATTTTGGTCTATAGTTGAAGATTTATATAATAATGCGAACGCATTGCGAACGGATTACGAAGGTATTGCGTATGATTTAAGGTCGGATTGCGAAATTGTTGCATCCGTAGTAAATGATTTTGATTTGTTTATTTTTAATGGTGATTTTTTTGGTAGTAATTCTGTTCAAGAAAGATTAGATCAAAGAAATAACAAAAGTGAAAGTGCAAGAAAATCAGCTAGTTATAGATGGGAAAATGCGAACGCATTGCAAACGCTATCCGAAGGCAATGCTAAAAAGGAAAGGAAAGGAAAGGAAATAAAAGTAAAGGAAAAGAAAATAAAATATAAAGATAATGTTCTTTTGACTGAAGATGAAAATCAAAAACTTGTTTCTGAATTTGGAAAAGATACGATTGAAAAAGCTTATGAATTTTTATCATCTTATAAGGTTGAAAAATCGTATTCTACAAAATCTGATTACCTAACCATACGAAGATGGGTGTTAGATGCCATTAGGAAGCCAAATAAGACAGTTTCTCAGCAAAATAATAATAACCCTTACCAACAACAATTAGAGGCCGCTAGAATGGCTTATAAACCAATTTCTGAATAATGATTACAATTTTTAAAAACATTTTTAGCAAAGAACCGCATTTTATAACCGTTGAAAAGGCACTTGAAAGGATAAAATTAGGTGCAAGTAAGCAGTTGGTAATGGATATTAGATTGGCTTTGGATAAAGAAAAAGCTAACAAATTGAAGTTAAATCTGCCATCAATATGCTTTAGTGGTAAATTTGGAGCAGATAGGAAAGATGAACAGCTTATTGAGCATAGTGGTTTTATTGTGCTTGATTTTGATGATATTTCTGAATTAAGAGATAAGCAAACTGAAATAATTTCTAATAAATTTGTTTATGCTTGTTGGGTTAGTCCATCTGGTAATGGTTTAAAAGCATTAGTTAAAATTGCGGATGGTAAAAAACATAGAGAACATTTTCAGTCGCTTCAGGATGTTTTCCCTGAAATTGACCGAAGTGGAATTAATGTAAGTAGGGTTTGCTATGAGAGTTTTGATCCTGATATTTACATAAACGAAAATGCTGATGTTTTTACAAAAGCAAAGAAAATTGAAAAGGTAATAGTTTCTGAAAATGAGAATTTAGATGATTCAGAGAACTTTCGTAGGATTTTGAAATGGTTGACAAACAAGAACGATGCATTTGTTACTGGTGAGAGAAACACTTATATTTTTAAGTTAGCCTCAGCTTGTTGTAGATTTGGTATTGGAGAAGAATCAGCATTAGGTTTAATATCTACAGAATATACTGTTAGCAATGATTTTACAATGTCTGAAATGAGGAGTGCTGTTAAGAGTGGATATAGAGCAAATAAGAATAATTTTGGTACTGCTTCAATTCAAAAGGAGAAGCTTGTAAGTAAAACTACCAATTACGAAATTGATGTTAAAAAAGAATTTACCGAAGAGGTTGGAGAGAGTTATAGAGTTGAAGATGTGGTATATGGAATTGATGTAAAAGATAGAGCATTATATATCAATCAAAATGGTTTTGATAAAGTATTAGGAATTGGAATTCCACAAATAGATTATTTATTTAAACCAAAAAGAGGTGAAATTACATTACTTACTGGTATAGGAAACTATGGAAAAACAGCATGGCAAAAAGCTCAATTACTAATGAGAATGGTAATGTTTGGAGAAAAAATTGCTACATTTTCACCAGAGGATGTACCTGCTGAAGAATATTTTCATGATTATGTTGAGATGCTATTAGGTTGCGAATGTACACCTTATAATCCTAATAGACCATCTGATGATATATATGAGGCAGCATATGATTTTGTTTCTAAACATATTTTTTATATAAGTGCCGAAATGCTATCTCCAACTCCGCAATATATCAAAGAAAAATTTTTAGAATTGATAGTACAAGAAAAAGTTGATTACTGTTGTATTGATCCTTTTAATCAAATGACAAATGATTATAAAGGTTATGGTGGTAGAACTGATAAATATCTTGAAACATTATTAGCTGATTTTTCAAGGTTTGCTAGAAAAAATGATGTTTATTTTTGGATTATTGCTCACCCTAAATTAATGGAAAGAGATAGAACTGGTAACTATAAATGCCCTGATGTTTTTGATATTAATGATGGTGCTATGTGGTCAAATAAAATGGATAATATTTTAGTTTATCATAGACCATTTGCTCAGACAGATCCAAACAATCCATTGGCAGAATTTCATTCTAAAAAGATTAAAAAGAAAAGTGTTGGTAGGAAAGGATTTATGATGCTTGATTATGTTTGGGAAAGAAGAAGATTTTTTATAGAAGGAAGGGATATATTGCAGGATTTGTTGAATTCTAAAAAAATGGATTTTTGGAAACGCAAAGAAGCTAGTCAATCTTGGCTTCCATACAAAGATGAAAACGGAGAAGAAGTAATATTTTAATAATTAAAAAAACAAAACAATGATTAAATTACAAGTTATCGGTCATTTAGGCCAGGATGCTACAGTAAACAATGTAAATGGCAAAACAGTAATTAATTTTTCTGTTGCACATTCCGAAAAATTTAAAAACAAAGAAGGAGCAGAAGTAAACAAATCAGTATGGGTAAGTTGTGCTTATTGGACTGATAAAACTAATGTATCTTTGTATTTAAAAAAAGGAACTCAAATTTATGCAGAAGGTGTTCCAGAAGCAAAAACATATAGAAATCAAACTACAAATGAAATTGTTCCTCAATTATCTTTGCGTGTAACTAATATTCAGTTACTTTCGAATAAATTGAATCAACAAGATAATAATGATTTTGAAACAATAGAAACTCCATTTTAATGTATATTCACGAACTTAATAATATAATTGATGTCGAAACTCCACTTGGATATGGAAAAGCAATCGCATGGATTGACTATGGAAGTCAAACAAACACTGTTTGGAAAGTCGTATTATACGACAGTGGCATGGTCAGAAACTTTTACGATGATGACATACTCGTACATCCAAATTACATGGATGGGGGGAATATCAACAAAGATTATTTTACAAAAAAATAAAGAATAATGGCAAAAATAACAGGAGATTCAAAAAAAATTAGTTTTGGTTCTAAAAAAACAGGTAATGCTAAGAAATCTTATAACAAACACTCTCCAAGACCAAAAAAATATAGAGGTCAAGGACGTTAAAATTTATTTAAATGAATAATAAAGCTGCTAAAAAATTAAGAAGATTATCAGTTATTATGGCTGCTAGTGCGGGTAAAACAATTGATGATGCTGAAAGAATTTATAAAAACCTTAAAACGGTTTATAAAGAAAATAAAAAAGCCCCTAAATAAGGGGCTAATTTACTAAGCTAGTGCAGCATTTGCTGCAGTAATAACTTGTGCAACCGTTGAAGTAACAATTAATTGTGTACTTCTTTGGTTTAATCCTGTTGGAGGAACTGTAATTAAAGAGTTAGCTGTAACTCCGTTTACTGTACCTGTGTAAGGAACAACCACAAGGCCTGCTGATGGGATAGCCCATACAACTCCGCCTGTTGCTAATGAGTATTGATTCTTTTGAAGAACCGTAACTGCGATTAAATTTGCCATTCTTTTTTGATTTTAATTGTTATATAATAGTTGTTTGGCTTAACAAATATAAAAATAAAAAAGCAAAATTGAGTTATAATAATTTTGTTAATTTAATTAAATTAAATTTATCTTTGAAAAAAAATAGTAAATGAAATTAATAGCACCATCTAACAGAGTAATAATTAAAGTTGATTTAGAAAGTAAGAATAGTCACAAATTTGCTGATGGAACAACAATAAAATTAGCAAGAGGGTACGATAATTTTAATATGAGGCAAGTAAAGCCTGTAAATGCTATAGTTGTAAATGCTAAAAACATTCCAGAAGAAAGCGAGATACTTATTCATCATAATGCTACTCATGATACTTACAGGTTATTTAACTATTTACCACCAACTACAGATGCATCATCTGATGTTAAATTTTACTCAGTTCCAGAAGGAGATTGTTATTTATGGAGAAAAGATCAACAAGATGAATGGAAAACTTTGCCTAACTTTATAACAGCATTAAGATTATTTAAGCCTTACCTTGGGACATTCCAGGGTATATCACCTGAAAAAATAATTGATAGATTGTATATTACAAGTGGTGATTTAAAGGGAAAAGTTGTTATAACTTTAAAAGCTTGTGATTATGAAATTATATATCAAAATGAAGATGGTATTGAAGATAAAATTATAAGACTTAGATATTATCTAGACTGGCATGAAAGAAATGAAGTTATTGGAATAGATTTTGAGCTTACAGAAAAAGTAAAAAATGGTGAAATTTTAGTTGGATTTTCTGACTTAGACGCAAAAAAAATAAATTAATATGTCATTAGAGCTAGAGCAAAGAATAAATTTTTTAGAAAATAAAGAGGCTCAATTAAGAGCACAATTAGCTTATTATGAACAAGATGGAGTTGGTAAATTATACCATTCTCTTAATAGAAAAGCTAATGAAATGGCAGAATTATTAAATAGAACTAGTTTATTAGCCATTGATATTGATGATCCTAAAGTGAAAACTTTTGATAGACTTCAAAAGATTTGGTCTGATGCAGAAAGTATTTCTATTGCAATTAAGGCTCTTGGAGTTCTTTCTGGCGTTAACAATTTAGAAGCACAAACAAGGGAAGATAAAGAAAAAAAAGAACCTATTGTTCAAAATAAACCATTTACACCAGAAAGTGTAGCTGATGCAGTAGGTGAAATTGCAGGAAGTAAAAAATAAATATGTACGAAAAAATTGAAGGTGGTAAAAGTATTGATATTCAAGGCATTATTTGTAATCTGCCCCCTGAAGGTTATGTTTATAATATTCTTACTAAAAAATTAGAATATAGAGGTATTTATGAAAAATCAAAAAAACAAGAAGAACAATATTGGAAAAGAATTCCATTGCCTATTTGGTATGCAGATACAATGAAAAAATGGGATGAATTTGACAAAAAAAAGAAAGATGAAGATTCTGAATTTTATGATGAAAAGCTAGAAGAATATAAAAAACAAGAGTGGGATAGAAGATTAAATGGTTTTTGGTACATGAATAATGGTATTCCAACTTATTTAACAGGTTTGCATTATTTATATTTACAATGGTGGTCTATAGATATTGGTTATCCTAAGTTTAGGATTCCTGATTTGGAGAAATTTTATTTTATGCAATATTGCATAGAAGACCCATATTGTATGGGAATGTTAGAAGTTACTAAAAGACGTTTTGGTAAATCATTTGTAGCTGGTTTATTTGTTACAGAATATACCACACGTACTAAAATGACAAATGGTGGAATTCAATCTAAAACAGGTTCAGATGCTAAGAAGTTTTTTGCTAAGACGGTAGTTAATCCATTTAGAAGACTTCCTAAGTTTTTTAGACCTGAATATGATATGTCTTTGGGTGTTAATCCAAAGTCAGAAATGAGATTCCAAAAAACCAATGTAAGAGGTAAAAAAGCTGAAGAAAACATCGATAAAGATGAATTAGGATCTGTAATTGACTTTCAATCTGCCGAAACAGTAGCTTATGATGGTCAAAAATTACATAGATATGTAGCTGATGAGTGTGGTAAAACAACAGAAGTTAATGTTTATGACAGACACGAGGTTGTTCGTTATTGTATGCTAGATGATGAAGGTAAAATTATTGGTAAAGCACTTTATACTACAACTGTAGAAAAATTAGGTACAGAAAAAGATGGAATCCAAGATGCATTTAAATTGCTATGGGATGAGTCAGACCAAGGTAAAAGACAGGAAAATGGTACAACTTCTAGTGGATTGTATAGATTTTTTATGTCTGCAAAACGCACAAGAAATTTTGATGATTTTGGTTTCCCTGATGAAAATTTAACTGAAGCACAGATACAGGCTGATAGAGAAACAGTAAAAAACAATTCTAGAGCTCTTTCTGCACGTATTAGGAAAGAACCTTTAACTATTGATGAAGCATTTAGTACAGATTCTGATAAATGTATTTTTAATGTACTTAATATAGCATCTAGAGAAGCTTATTTAAAAGAAAATCCTGTTTTGAAAAGATGTGTATGGTTTTATAGAGATATAGATCAAAAAGTAAGATGGAGAGAAATTACAGATAAAGAGCAGGATTTTCATTGGAAAATTACACAATTTCCACCACCTGGTGAAGAAAATAAGCATGTTATTGATATAAAACATAGAATTCCAAAAAGAATTAATGATGGAGCTATTGCAATAGATGGATATAGTAATAGTCAAGGTGGTAAATATGGTTCAAAAGCGTCTGCTTGGATTGGAAGAAGATATAATATGTTGGAGCCAGATAAGACTGGTAGAGCTATTGGGCATCTTTATGGCAGACCACAAGTTAAAGAAACATTACATGAACAAGTCCTTTTAGCTGCAGAATATTATGGGTATAAGGTTTGGTATGAGCATAACTCAGATGATTATTTATCTTATTTTAGAGATAGGGGGCGTGTTGGTTATTTGGGAAGTTATCCACTTACGGCTATAGACCCATCAAAAAGAGATACGCAAGAAAGATATAAAGGGTTCCCAACAACTCCTTTTAGTTTGACAAAACAGGCTGATACTGGTATAATGTATTTTGAAAACCATATAGATGCTATAGATTTTGAGAATTTATTAGAAGATGCTAAGAAATTTGATCCAAATAATAGAACAGATTTTGACCAAACTGTATCTTTTTTGATGCTTTTAGTATGTTTAATGGAACCAGTACCTATGCAAATTAAAAAGGAACCATTAGTAAAAAGTTACCCAATATCCCTTCAATAATTATTTTTTTTAAATAATTTCTAGATATTTGTTATATTTGACATTATAAAATCAACTCAAGTTGTCAGATAGTCCTTTATATATAAGCCCGAATAATGCTAGTGGTCAAGCTCTGAAAGATTTTCAGCTTACTACTGATGTTAAGTCCAAGTCAGATATGACATATGGAAAAAAAGTCGCACAAAATATATATTCTACCATTTATGGTAATCAATCTTATTTTTGGATTAGAAATAATAGATTTAGAAAAAATAGGCAGATTGCGAATGGTAAAATGGATATGAGTGTATTTCTAGATAGACTAGAAATGAATGGTAAGGCAAATTATGTAAATATTAATTGGAAATCAATTATTATTGGTAATACTATTGTTGCAAGATTAGTTGGTTCATGGATGAATAGAAGAGAAAAGATTTCAGCTACAGCTGTAGATCCAATTTCTATTAAAGAAAAGAAAAATGCTATTGATGATGCTTCTTATATTTATCAAAATAAAGAAGCTCTTGCCCAATTACAACAAGAATCAGGTGTTACTTTAATTCCTCAAAATCAATTTGTTGCAGAAGACCAAGATGATTTAGATTTATGGGTTTCTGAATTCAATCATTTGCCTGAAGAAATAAAATATAGTATAGGTATAAATAATGTATTTGAAGCTAATGGTTGGAATGATGTATTAAAAGAAAGAATATTACACGATTCAGCAGAAGTTGGATTGGTATGTACTTACACATGGATGGATGATGAAGGTGAAATACATGTAGATTGGATAAGACCTGAAAATGCTATTTATTCATATTCTGATTTTCCAGATTTTAGAGATACTACGTATCGTGGTCATATTTTATCAATGAAAATAAGTGATATAAGGGCTAAGTTTGGTAAAGAAAATGGTGGAACTTTAACTGAAGAAGAAATATTTAAAATAGCACAGTTTGCAAAAGAATATCAATTAACAGATAAGATAAAATGGATGCAAGATTGGAACGTAGCTTATTTACGTCCATATGATGAGTGGAATATTGATTTAATGAATTTTGAAATTAAAACATTAGATTCTACTGGATATACTATTACAAAAACAAAAAAGAATGGTAGTACCATTATAAAAAAGGGTAAACCAGAAAAATTAGATGAAAATCAAGAATATTTAGAAGAGAAAAAATGGAATATATATGAAGGTGTATATTGCCCAATTACTCAACAAATTTTAAAGTGGAATATTAAAAAGAACATGATACGTCCACAAGATCCAAAACAAGTTGGTGATGCGGAATTTTCTTATAGTTTTTATATGTATCAGACATATGATATGAGAAACGTAGCTGTTCCTGAAAAAATTGAAGAGCCTCTTGAACAAATGATTTTGTCAAGATTAAAAATACAGCAATTAGTTGCTAAAATGGTACCTGCAGGAGCTTCTATTGATGTTGATGCTATGCAGGAATTGGATTTAGGTTTAGGTGATTCAGTTAAACCTTTAGATGTACAAAAAATATGGGAGCAAACAGGTAAACTTTATTATCGTGGTAGAGATGCTGAAGGTAATAGAATACCAGTACCAATTACCGAATTAGCTAATACTGGATTTGCTCCACAATTACAAGCTTTGATTAATTTATATGATTTCCATTATAAAATATTAAAAGATGAATTAGGTGATGATCCTAATTTAGCTATGCAAGCTGCACAGCCAAGAGTTACATCTCAAAATGTAGCTGCATCTCAAACATTAGCAAATAATGCTACAGATTATATGTATGATGCATTTACTCAAGTAATGGAAGAAACAGGTAAAAAAGTTGCTGCGCTTTTAAATAAAAGTGTTGCATTTGGTGCTAAAAAATACAGAGAATTATTAAAACAAGAAGAAGTTCAAAATAGAAATTTTATTGCTAAAGTTAAAATGTTGCCTACTGATATTGATTTAGCAAAACTAGAAGCAATGATGAATAATGCTATTGCTTCTAATCCAACAATGGTTCTTTATTTAGATCCATTTAAAGTAATGAGAATAGCAAGAGAAAATGCAGAATTAGGTGAATTATATTTTAGACAAGCTCAAAAAAGAATGATTCAGGGTGAACAAGAGCAAGCACAAAATAATAGTCAACAAAATGCTCAAATACAGCAAGCTAGTCAACAAGCTAAAGCACAAGGTGATGAGGCTTTATTAGATAAGCAAACTCAAGCAAAAGAAAGGGAAATTATTATTCAAGGTATGTTTGATTTAGCTAAAGCTAATTTGCCTGTACCAGCTCAATTACAACCTTTGATTCAGGAGATGTTGCAAAATATTGAAATGCCACTATCTATTGATAATTATCAATTAAATCAACAAGTTCAGCAACTTCAACAAGCAGCTATGCAACAACAACAAGCTATGCAACAACAGCAAGGTGAAGGACAAGAACAGCAACAGGGACCACAAGAAGAACAAATGGAACCACAACAAGAACCTCAAGAACAAGAACAACAAGAAATGTCACCAGAAGATCAACAAATGATGGCACAACAAATGCAAATGCAACAACAATAAATAAAAATATAAAAATTAATAAAAATGGCAACGGTAAGTAAGCTTTTAATAAGACTTCAAAAATTTAGTTCTAAAATTAGTACAGTTGTAGATGCAACTGATTCTTTTAATGCTAATGGTAGTTATTTTCAAGATTTATCAGGATGGGATTCTGCAGTAGTTCAATTTGTAAGCCCATCTGCTTCAATTGCATTTACTACTACTAACGATGATGGCGCAATTACAGGTCAGTTATTACCTGCACCAGAAGTACCAATCAACTGGATAACAGTTCTTGGAGTAAATTTAACTACAAAAACCGATATTTCATCTATTGCTACTAGTGGTATTGTTGAGTTCGGTATTATTGGTAAATATTTAAAATTACAATAAAATGGCAAATTCAATAGGATATTTATTATCCCTTAATCCTTATTCAACAGGTGCAGAAGCAACTGCTGAAGGTGTATCTCAAGGCGGAAGAGTGGTTTATGCTACAACTGATACTTTATCTACTAGTAATTTATTATATGGTGATAGTAGATTAACACAACCAGTATTTGGTTTAGCAAATAATTATTATTCAGTTCAATTATTGACAAATAAAAGTGTAAAATATGTTATTACTTTTAGTTCAACAGGAGCTATAAGTTTTTATATACCTACTACAACAACTACAACAACAATTATTCCATTTTCAGACACTATAAAATATGGTAATAGTGGAGCTGATGCTTGTTCAGGTTCTCCTGCTTTTGGTACTTTTTCCGTAACAGGTAATAGTGCTACCTTCTGTAGTTCTACTCAGTTAACAAGTATAGACTTTTCATTTGCACCAATAGGTACTGGTTATATTTCATTTGGAGGACAATATTATTCTGTATTAACTAATGGAACTAGTGTTGCTACAGTAACAAGTTCTTGTTCACCTTGTGTATAATTAATTAAGTAAAATAGAGCATATAAATATAGGTGTGCTTTAATATAAAATAGAAACCAAATCAGCATTTTATGCCAGAGAATAACGGAGCAGCTCCAATTGAGCTAGCGGAAGGCTTCAATCCATTTTCGGATGATGCACAACAAGTGCAAACACAACAAAGAGTAGAAGAGGCCCCTACTCAACAAGTACAAGAGCCAACACAAAGTGCTCCTGTAGAACAACAAAATACTTCTTCACAAGAAGCATCCCCTGAAAAGGCTCAAGTTCAGGAAACAGGACAATCTACATTTGATCCTAACCAATTTGTTAAAGAAAAATTTGGTTTTGATAATGTAGAGCAAGCAGAGCAAGAGTTTAAAAAAATAAAAGAATCAAAAAATTCTGGATTTAATTTTGAAAATGAAACAAGTAGAAACTTGTTTAATGCAATTCAAGAAGGAAAAATTGATGAAATTTATGATGTTTTAAACAAACAAAAGAAGCTTGAAAAGTTGACAACTTCAGAAATTAATGGTAACTTAGCTGCAGATATCATTCGAACTAATATCCAAAATAAATATCAGGATTTAACGAATGATGAAGTAGATCTTTTATTTTATCAGAATTATAATTTCCCACAAAGACCTGAAAAGTCATTTGAAGACACAGATGAAGACTATGATCAAAAGTTAAGCAATTGGCAAAATGAAATAGATTTCATAGAAAAAAGAATGATTATTGATGCGAAAGTTATCAGACCAGAATTAGAGAAATTAAAAAGTGATATAAGATTACCTGACGTTTATGGACTTGAACAGCAAGAAGAACAAAGTAGAGAAGCATTCGAAATGGCTATGCAAGCTAGACAAGTTTATGAACGAACACTTGAATCTGATTTTAAAAACTTCAATGGTTTTGAAGTAACAGTAAAGGACGAGGATGTCGAAATGCCTGTTAATTTCAATATTTCTGAAGAAGAAAAATTAGATTTAAAAAATAGGCTTTCAGATTTTGATTCAGATGCTTATTATGAAAATCGTTGGTTTAACAAAGATGGAACTCCAAATGTAAAACAAGCTATGCAAGACATATACTTGTTAGAAAATTTTGATAAAATCTCTAAAAAACTAGTGAATGAGGCAGCATCTCAAGTTAAGTTAGCTTATATCAAGAATTCGGGTAATGTTACTATAAATCAAAAAACGCCTCAAGGAACACCACAGCCTAGTCCAAATGCGCAAATGGATGATTTGGCAATGTGGGCGTTTAGATCTTGATTATTTGCTCTTGGCAAGAGCATTATTTTAAAAATTAAAAAAAATGGCTGGAATACCAACCTCAAATATTTTGCAACCAGGTGCAGTGTCGTTGCAATCCCAGAATCGCCAGTTAATGGTAGATTTACAATTATTAACTCCTCAGTATTACAAATACTATACTGAAAAGTATGGTAACGAAGATTTTACTTGGTGGTTAGCTGCTCATAGTGGAATGGAAGAAGTAAAAAACCAAAATTTCTTCTGGTTTGAAAACAGAGGTAAATTAATGCCAGGTGTAACTAACGCAAGTACAGTTACAGCAGCAGCAGGTGCAACTGTTACTTTAACTTTAGGATCTGAAGCTTACTACGCTAGTGGTACTGAATCTCCATTAAGAGTTAATGAAACTTTACGTGTTGCTTCAAGCAACATTGAGGGTGTGATTTTGTCAATTGACACAACTACTCCTTATGCTTTCACATTCACAGTTCGTCCAAAAATATCTACTCAAGGATTTGCTTCAGCAGGTTCTGGCTCTTTATTAGCAGGTGAGGTTTTATTATTTGGAGGTGATGTAGATGCTGGTGAAGCTTCTCAACAAATCAATCCTTTAATCCATTTAGACCAAAAGTATAACAATAATATCACTGAAATTCGTGATGGTTGGAGCAATACTGACTTGGCTCAAATGGCTGATACATACTACGAATATCCTGTTTCTGCTGATATGGCTGCAAACGGTGTAACTGCGTTTACTTACAAAGGTATGTATAAGACTCTTGTTCGTTTTAAAAACAACGTAGAAGCAAAATTAATGCGTGGTAATATCCAAAATAACAGTGGTTTATCTAATTCTCCAGGTGCTCAAGGTATCATTCCTAAAGTAGTAGCAAATGGTGAAACTGTAGGTTATACTCCAGGTTCTTTAGATATTGCTAAATTACATGAAATCACTCGTATCATGGACGTTAACGGTTGTGCAAAGCAATCTGCATGGTTAACTGACATCTTCCAAAGACAAGACTTCAGTGATGGTATCTTCGCTGCTTACCCTGCTGGTGCTTTTGTTTACGGACAAGGCGAAAAATCAAAAGAAGCTTCTGTAGCTTATGGTTTCCAAGAAATTTTCATTGATGGTTATTTATTATCTGTTAAGAAATATCCTCAATTTAACTCTGAAGTTACTACTGGTTTAACTCCTCAAGTTGATTATTTCCGTAATTTCGGTTTAATCTACCCAATGGGTGAAACTAAAGATGCTAAAACAGCTCAAGTTTACAAGAATATCACAGTTATGTACCAAGAGCCACCTAAAGGCGGAACTGTTGGTAATGGTATTCGTGTATGGCAATATGGTGGTGGATCTCCAAACCCAACTGACGGTACAATGACTAATCAAATCGCAATGATTACTTACCGTTCAACTCGTGTTTGTGCAGCAAACCAATTCATCATTGTTCAAGGTCAATAATTAGACCAAAAATAATATCGGTGGCGGCAACTTAATTGTTGTCGCTGCCTTATTTTAAACATTTAAAACCATTTTATGGCACGTTTAAAGGATTTAAACTACTCCTTATCAGGAGAAGATGTTTCAAGAGAAACAAGACAAATAGAGGAATCTGTAGATGCAGGAAATAGAATGCCAGACCAGGCTTCTGCTGAATCATTTAGAATTTTTAAGCTTAGTGATACTACCAAAAAAGGTAAATATCATATGGAAGCTACAGATGATGTATGGGACCCTCAAGAGAAAAAAATGATAAGAATCAGATTGCTTAGAGGTGTAGATACTATTTATCAAAGAGATCAAAAAGGTTTAGAACCTAGTTATGTTTCTTCAAATAGAAGAACTCTTATTTTTGATAATCGTGTACTTAGAGTTCCTAGTTATGATACTGTAGCACTTGAATTCTTAGAAAAATGTAATGCTAATGTTGATAATCCAAACAAAAGAGGAACAAGAAAATTAACCTTTTTTGAATGGAATCCAGTTCGTCAGGCTGAACTTGAAAGAAGCAAGCGTATAGCTAGAATTGAGGCTATTAAGTTCGCTTCTATGCAGTCAGATGAGGATATGAAGAAACATGCTACATATCTTGGAATTCCGTTCTTTGATGAATTAAGCATACCTAAAACTACTGAAGCTCTTAGAAATGACTATGAGTTTTATGCTGAAGCACAACCAGCAAAATTTATGCAAAGTGCTGGAAGTAAAGAAGTTGAAGTTGCTTATATCGTTAAAAATGCAATTATTTCAGGTAAAATTGACTTAGGTATTAAACCAGGATCTGCATATTGGGCTTCTGATGGTGGATTTATCTGTAAGATACCTCCAGCTACGCCTCCAAATGCATATTTAGTTGATTTTGCATTAATGCCTAATGACGATAGTGTTAATTTCTTGAATCAATTAAAAAAGATGCAATAAATTTGTTACTTTCCATCTAAAATAAGCCTGTAATCTAAAAATTACGGGCTTTTTTATTTTTTATTTTTGTATATTTGGGTATAATTTTTTTACATGAACATTAATGATATGTACCAAGTATGCCAATATGCGATAAATAAAGCGCAAAATGGCTATTTGACTCCTTCACAGTTCAATTTATTAGCTAATCAAGCTCAGATAAGCTATATGGATTATTTATTGGGAGAATTTCAACAATATCAACCAGGAAGACCACAGGCAAGAATAAGTTATAGCCAAAATGAAGATACTAGACAAAGAGTTGCACCTTTTATTAAAAATGTAACTTTTACTCCAGATGCAGCAGGCATTTATTTATATCCAATTGATTATTTACAAACAGATTCAATTAGAACTTCTGCTAATGAAAGAGTAAGATTTGTTCAACAAGATAGTTTATATTCTTATTTAAGAAGTGAAATTGATCCTATAGCAACAAATCCTATTTATTTAATAAATGATACTGGTTATAAAATTTATCCAAATACAACAGATAATTCTGTTGCATTAACTAATTTAAAATATACTTATATAAGTAATCCTCCTACTGTGATATGGGGATATAATTTAGATGCTAATGGAAGACCTGTTTATAATCCTATTCCATATAATCCAATTACTCAACCAACTGGCAGCGTACAACCATTGTGGTATGATGTAGATAAATTAGAAATTATTTCTAGAATATTAAAATTAGTAGGAGTAAGTTTACAGAATTCTCAAGTTGAACAATACGCTAATATGGTAACAACACAAGGACAATAAAATGACAAGAAAAATATTTATAGAAAGAATATTAAGGCAAATTTATAATGGTCAGCCTACTGATGATTCTAGTATTACCTTTAATCTAGTTAATCAATGGTTAAATGATGCTATTGGTTTAGTTGTTAAAAAGAATTATACAGAAAATGTTCAAATGGACGGAGTTGCATATATAAATAACTCCTTTTATACAACATTTACAAATTTAGATATAAAGCCTGAGTCAGTAGATAATCTTACTTATAGTCTTTTATTGCCTGTAATACCTTACTCACTTGGTAGAAATGAAGGTGTTGCCACTTTACAGTTCGTTGGTGACAAGAAAACTTCTCAAACAGCTATTCCTTTAAGTATAAATCAAGTGCCTTATATTGAACAAATAAGGCCAATTCAGAATAAGATATTATATTGGATAGAGGGAGAGCATATATATGTTAGAACAACTATACCTTTATCTAATTATAAGGCTACTTTAAGAATGATAAGCGGAGGTAATTCATCTGACTTGTCATCTACTTTAATTGTGCCTGATGATTATGTTCCTGCAATAGTAGAATATATAAAAACCCAATTAGCTTTTGAAAGATCTAGAGTAATAGATCAAAGTAATGATGGAGTTGACAATGTAAATTAAAATATAAAATTATGAAACCATTAAGAGATTTAGTATTAATTAAACCATGTGCTGCAGATTCAATAACTGAAGGTGGATTATTTATACCTTCTTCTGCTCAAGAAAGAAGTTCAAAAGCAGAAGTTATTGAAGTTGGAAAAGGGACTAAAGATATTAAAATGGAAACAAAAAAAGGTGATATTGTATTTCACATAAAGGGCGCAGGGGAAGAAATTTTAATAAATGACGAACCATATTATTTGATTCGTCAATCAGATATATTATCTTACGTTTCAAATAACTAAAGATGTCATCACAAGAAAGAAATTATATAACATTAGACTCTGTAATCAACGATTATATTGATGCATCAGAGCAATCTGTACATAAATATGCAAAATTGTATAATATAGCATATAGAGGTATGGAAGAGCTTGGGTTAGACTTTTTTTATAAAATAAGAACAGTTAAAGTACCAATTGATACAACTAATTATACAGCTCAATTGCCTAATGATTATGTAAATTATACTAAAATAGGAGTATTAAATTCAAGAGGAGAAATTATTCCTTTGACATTTAATAGAAAACTTACTAATTATGCTGATCAGCAACCAAATAGATTAGCTTTAACTCAAGATAATACTTTAGTTGATTGGTATAATCAAAATTACCCATTATTTTATAATTATTGGGATGGATATGGTTTCACTAATGTATATGGTTATCCAAGTGGTTCCCCATTTGTAGGTGAATTTAGCATAGATGATTCAAATGGAGTAATCCTTTTAAATCAAAATTTTTACTATGATTATTTAATGATTGAGTATTTGGCAAGTCCAAATCCTGATGAAAAATATATGATACCATTGCAATTTAGAGAAGCTATGATTGCATGGTTAGCATGGCAAGATATTGCTTATTTACCAACATCAAGAAAAGGTAATTTAGGAGATAAACGTGATAGAAAAAACAACTATTTTAATGAGAGAAGACTAGCAAATGCTAGGTTTAAACCTCTTTATTTAGATGAAACATACGAATGGAATTTAGCTAATCAAAGAATGACAGTTAAGGGATAACATATGCCAATAATAAACAACCCATTTAATGGTAAATTAAATTTAGATGTAGCAGATTATAGAATTGATAACAATGACTATATTGATGCTTTAAACATAACTAAAGATGCTCAAGGAGTAGGTCAAGATAGAGTAGTATCTAATATATTGGGTAATACAAATGTTGCTTATACTCTACCATCTGGTACAAATAAAGTTATTGGTTTTTATCCTGATAAAATAAGAAATAGAGCATATTATTTTGTTTGGAATAGCAATGGTTATGATAATATTTTATATTTAGATTTAAATACAAATAAAATTACTAAAGTTTTACAAAGCAAAACAGATAGTAATGGTGTTGATATTTTGAATTTTAATCCATCTTATAAAGTATTATCAGTTAATATATTTTATAGGGATGATGAGGGTGATATTTTATATTTTAATGATGGATTAAATCCACCTAAAAGTATAAATTTACTTAATACATATGGTACATCATGGAAGTTGGAATATTTGCTAATAGCCAAAGCTCCTCCTGTAATGCCACCTAAAGTTACATTTGAAAATGATACCATTGTAACTGTAAATAATTTAAGAAATTCATTATACCAATTTTGTTATAGATTCGTTTATCAAAATAATGAAAAATCTGTATGGAGCTCTAGAAGTATTGTTCCCTTACCTCAACAAAATACATTGAGTTTAACAAATCCTGATTTAAGTTTAAATGCAAGGATTTCTATTTCATTTTCAACTGGTGATAAAGATGTAAAAGCAATAGAATTAGCTTTTAGAGAAGATAATAATAATGTAATATCTGATTTTTATTTAATTAAACAATTAAATAAATTTGATAATCAAATATTAGATAATGATATATATACTTATAAGTTTTATAATGATAGTATTTATGGTCAGATTGATGTTATAGAAACAGCACAATTACAGGATTGGGTTCCACAAAAAGCAAATGCAGCTGAATTAGCTAATGGTAATACTTTATTATATTCAGGAATAACTGAAGGGTATAATAAAACAAATATGAATTTATTATCATATACTCCTAATCCAGCATTAAATATACCAGTTCCAATAACATTCTTTCAAGATTATTGTGGACTTTTATTTTTTGCTACATGTAATGGTATAGATAGTGGTTCTACTGGTAAAATATTGAAAATATACTTATATGGTACTGGTACAAATACTAATGGTGAAGTTACTACATTAAATAATCCTGTTGGACAATATGTTATAAATGCAGTAGATTCTAGTTATACTAATATTGGTTACACATATCAAAATTTAACAAGTCCTAAAACTGTTTCTTCTATTTTAACAGATATATCTGCTGGATTAGTTGGGAATGGTCATAATTGGAGTCAAGTATCATTGGTTGGAAATATATTGACAATGTCAAATACGAATGATTTTACATTATATTCAAGTGGTGTAAAATATATTAGTTATGCAACAAATGCTGAAAATAATACTGTTTATGCTAATTCATGGGATTCTGGTTATCAATATGGAATACAATATTTTGATGGGCAAGGAAGAACAATTGGTACACAAACAAATAAATTAGCAACATTTACTACTAATAAAAATAATGGAACTAGATTTACTCAAACATTTTTGCAAATTAAAAATAGACCTCCATTAGAAGCTAGATATTTTCAAGTAGTAAGATCAAATAATACTACTTATAATAAAAGATTGTTTTGGATATGTAATAATGCATTTAGAAGTCCTTTATCATTAAATGATGTTACTTCTACATATAATTTAGAATCTTTTGCATATATAGATATATCTAATATTGCTGAATATAACAAACAATTTAGTTCATCTACAAGTGTTGTATCTTATGCTTTTACGCCTGGAGATAGAATTACATTTTTAAAAAGATATGATGCATTAGGTAATCCTACCTCTATAAATGTAGTTGATTTTGAAATATTAGGTACAGAAGGATTAGTAGAAACAACAGTTGGGCAAAGACAAGGTAATTTTATTAAAATTAAATATCCACAGGATGCTGTAGATGCAGACCCAACAAATTTTAATTTTAGTAATGATGTTGGGTTTAGGCATTATGAGATATTTTTATATAATTATTCTATAAATTCCGATGCTAGTCAAAAGTTTTTTTATGAATTTAATAAATGTTTTGGTATTGGTAATCCTGGTACTCAAAATGCATATCATATAGGACTTGAACAATCACAATCTGCATCAGATCCAATTGGTGTTCCTGCTATTATTAGCGGTACAAATGGTGATTTATTTTGGAGACAAAGAAATGTACTTTATCAAACATTATGGGATTATAATGCTGGTAATCAAAATGTTACAATACCTATAAGTTCTTTTCTTTTTCATTCATTAATAATGAATCCTGATAATTTAAATTATTCTTACGCATATGGTAATGATAATTATTTAATAACTGGTCAAACAGATAATGTAATATATCCATTAGATACTGCTTCTTATCCTACTTTTTCAGATAATGGATTTTTTTGGAATAAAACATCTGGAACTATTTTATTAAGTATTGATTTTAGTGTTAGAGCTACTTATGATAAAACCACTTCTAGTGTTATTCCTAATTTTTATATTGTTTATGTAGATTCTACAACAAAGACATTTAAAACTTTATCAACTGTAAGAACAGAAGGTACAGATTCTGATACTTTAGTATGTTCTACAAAAATTACTATACCTGCTCATACAAAAGCATGGGTTGCAGTAGATGGACAAAGTGTTTATTATTCTATATTTAAAATGAAGGTTAATATATTACAAACTCAGACTATTTCAATTATTGAAAGTAGTTTTAATGATGCATATAATTTAACGATGAATAGCAATGGAAGACAGTCTGTTATTGATGTAAATGCAAGAAACGTATATTTCCCTACATTAATTAGATTTAGTCAATCTTATCAAGTTGACACTAATATAAATGGTACAAATAGTTTTTATTTTGAAAACTTTGATGAATATGATAGAAGTTTTGGTGATGTAATGAGATTGCATGTTCGAGATAGATATTTGAAAGTTTTTCAAAAATTTAAGGTAGGTAATGTTCCTATTTTAACTCAAATTATTAAGGATAGTGCAAATAACCCATTACAAGCTAATACAGATAAATTAATTAATAAGATTCAATATTATGAAGGTAATTATGGTATAGGAGATGCAGCTACTAGTTTAGCTTGGAATAATTTCTCTGATTATTTTGTAGATGATTACAGGGGCGTTGTATGTAGATTAAGCCAAAATGGTATTGAACCATTAAGTATTATTTATCATACAAATGCTTTTTTTGTAGCTAAATTAAATGCTTATAGACAACAATTGAATAATGGTGCTGCAGCAGATGGTCAAATTTATAATGGAAATCCTTGTATTTATGGTGTATTTGACTCTTATACAAATAAGTATATAATTGCAATGGAAGAAATTAATAGATATTCTGATTGTACATATAATGGTGGCATTGCAATTGTTTATTATCCAACAAGCACAACTACAACTACATCATCTCCAATTACAACTACATCTACAACTACATCTACAACCACATTAGCTCCGACTACAACTACCACAACATCTACTACTACAACAACTACATTAGCTCCAATTACAACTACGACAACTAATCCATTCGTATCTATTGGTACAGGAATTCAAATAGCAGGTTCATCTAATTGTACAAATATAGGTAGTACACCTGAAATTTTCTTGAATTCAATTGATTATGCTAAATTTGTAGCAAATGGTGGTTGTTTATCAGATGGTGGAACTAATACTGTTTCAGTAATTAGAAATAGTGATGGTTCAGCAATATCAGGAACATTTTATTTTGTATATTATGGTGGAAGTTGCTCAACTACAACATTTAAATCAACAATTGGCAATTTGACAATTAACCCAACTCAGTGTTAAAATATTAAATAAATATGTATATATTAGTTAAATTAAACCCATCCCAAGGTGCAGATTTAGGCCCTGATTTTGTATTAACTGCAGATATTGGGACATTAGCACCTGCTGTTGCAACATTAAATGAATTATTGGTCGGAGTGACAGTTTTCGCTAATGATGCAGCTACTCAAATATTTGTAACTTCTCAAGGTATATGTACTAATACATTAACTCTTAATATATTGCCTGCTACAACTACTACTACATCAACAACTTCAACTACTACTACAACCACAAATGTAGAATGTTTATTATCTGGAGGAACTGTAACAGTATCTCCATATGTTCTTTATTCTAATAGATTTGTTTTTAGCAATACAGGAGCTACTGATATATGTATTTTACCATCAGTACCCGCTTATGGGTTACCTGGTTATATATTTACTCCTCCTCCAAATTTATATGCAGATCCATATGGAACAACTACATTCCCTAATACTTATGTATTAGATATTGTGTTCCCTACAGGTGGTGCTAATAGTGTATATAATTATAATAGTTCAACAGGAGCTGTAGGTTCTGCTTCAGGATCATGTTTAGGTTAAATTAAAAATAATAAAAATGGCAATAGCAACAATAAAATTAACAACAGCAGGAATAGCAACTGGCCCATTTGATTTGTATTCAGATTCTGATGGATTTACTACACCATTTGCCACAGGCGTAACAAGAGACCAAATATTAGCAGGTTATTTAACTTATAATTTACCTACATTACCAATAATGACTACTATTGTAAGAGTAAAATCTACTATTTATTGTGTTAATTATTTAGATATAAATGTTCCAACTACAACAACTACAACAACCACAGCACCATAAAATTTAATTAAATGGCAAATACTTTACAATTCCATCAAGATCCATATACTATCTCTTTTGATGAGGTTGGTAATGCTTTTGAGTCATTTTACTCGTATTTCCCAGAAATGATGGGTGATCTCACTAATACTTTATTTACTTTCAAAAATGGACAAATTTGGGCTCATACAAGCACTAATTTTTGTAATTTTTATGGTAATCAATATGATGCATCAATAACTACGGTATTTAATCAAGTAAATATTAACAAAAAAACATGGATTTCTATAGCTGAAACAGGTAATGTTATATGGGAATGCCCATTAATTTATACTCAAATGATGAGTTATGGAAGCCAAAGGCAAGAAAGTTCACTTGTAGAGTCTGATTTTTCAGTTTTAGAATCTACATATAATGCTTCATTTTTAAAGGATATTTATAGCCAGGGTGGCATTTTGAATGGAGATTCTTTAAAAGGAGGGTATATTGTAATAAAATTAAAGAAATCTAATGCAAATTCTTTCGTATATTTGAACAACGTAGGAATTAAATATATTGATTCTCCGTTGAATAACCGATGAGTAAAGTAAAATATAAAACTATTTTATACGTTTTTCATGATGATGATGAAATAAATAAATATTGTGATCCAGATTATGAGAATAAAGAAAGAAAAAAATTGGTTTATAGTGTATATGAAAAAATTGAAGAATATAATAAATTAGGTAATTGTAATTTTTATGATTTAATTGTTGATAATGAATTAGTTGGGTATGGGTTTAATTATAAAAATCTTTTAGTTAGTTTTGGGGTAAATAAAAAATATAGAACACCTGAAAAATTATTTAAAGTTTTTAATATTATAAAAAATAGTTTTGATGGTAATTTTGAATCATATATGTGGACTAGAAATACTAGAGCCATAAATTGGTTAAAAAAATGTGGTATGATAGAAGTAAAAAGTAAAATTAATAACGTAACTAAATTAATATATATATGCCAGTAACATTTTTAGCATTAGGACAAGGAATTTATGGTGGTTTGCAGGCAGTAAATGCAAGTAAAAATGCATCTGATTATCAAAAAAAGATGGAAAAATTAGCTGCTAATAGTCCTTTAGCAAAAAGAAATCCATTAATTGATAATTATGCACAAGAAGCAGCAAATAGATATAATGAAAATCCATATCAATCTGCTTTTTATCAAATGGCAGCTCAAAATGCAAGAAGAGCTACCGCATCTGGATTAAATGCATTAAATGATAGAAGGTCTGCAATAGGAGGAATGCCTAAATTGGGTATTGTAGAAAATAATGCTTTAGCTAATGCAGGTGTTCAAGCTGAAAATTACAAAGAAAGACAATTTGCAAATATGGGGAGAGCAGCGCAAATGCAAGATGCTCAAAATAAATATTTATTTGATGTAAATGAAATGACTCCTTTTAATCGTAAGTTTGGTTTAACTCAAATGGCATCTCAGCATGCAAATGACCAATATAATGCAGGATTACAAATGGCAGCTCAAGGTATAGGAAATGCAGCTTCTTTATATAATGCTAAACAATCAAATGATTTATCAAAACAAGGATTAGATTTGCAAAGAGATTATTATAGTGGTAAATTAGGTTCTACAGATAGTGCTAATAGTGGTTTTAATTTAGGTGTAAATCCACAAACAAGAATGAATTATGGTGTTTCTAATAGTAGTAGATACCCAAATTATTCTCCAAGTTATCAATCATTGTCAGGTAGTAATGCATTACCACCATTAACATCTTGGTCACCTAAACTTCCTAGATGGAATCCATATACTGGAACATATACTACCCCTTAATTAGTATTAAAAAAATATAAAAATGGCAGCAACAGGTTTATTAAGTTCTAATGCATATGGTAAAGTAGTACCTTTAGATTTTTCTACTAGGGCTACAAATGCAGCTATTCAATTAGAGCAAAAAGAACAAGCTAAAAAAGATGCTCTTGACAGATATTTTAAAGATTATGAAAAATCTATAAATTCTGCAGGAATGAGAGACCAAGATCAAAATGTTTTTTTACAAAAAATGAATGATGCAAAATTATTTTATTTGCAAAATCAAGATAAAATATTAAACCCATCTAAATATGGTGCTCAATATCAATCTGATTATATGGGGAGACTTAAAGAAGCACAATCTTTAATTAATCAATCAAAACAAGAGGCTGCTAATGCAAAAACAGATGCAGACCATTTTTATCAAGCTACTGTACAAGGTTTAGATATACCAGATGGATATATGGAAGCTAGAAGAAAAGCTGATTTACCATTAGGTCATCCAGAACATCAAACATTAGATCCTTTTCATTGGAATTTTACAAAACCATTTAATGAAGATGATTTTGTAAAATCAATAACAAGGGGGTTACAGCAAGATGAAAATATTATAAGTCAGGTACCAGACAATAAAGGTAATGTATTAGTAACTAAATCATATGATTATAGCAATCCATCAAAACAATCATTAGCTAATAGGGCATCAATGCTTTATGCAACAGTTCCTGGTGTTACTAATAAAGTTAATCAATTAATTAAAAGTGGTGAATATTTGAATTTTAAACAACAATTTAATGATTTATTTCCTGGAGAAGATATTACACAAGCTCAAGGGGGACAAGTAGCAGCAGCTGTAGGATTAGGATTGACTGGACATGGTAAAATAATAAATAAAAATGAAGTTGATAAAGTTTGGCAAGATGAAAAAGCATTTGAAAGGGCTATGAAAATAGCTGCAGCTAATAGAAGTGTTACAAATATTAAAATAGCTGATAAATTAAAAGAAAATCTAAATAACCCACCTCATCCTAATGATATAATTGCTGCTGTTGTAGCTGGTAATAGAAATTATTTTACACCAACAAATGATGTTAATCAATTAGATGCTACAGATTATTTAGGTGGTTTAGCTACTGATAAAATTGATGGTACATTAATAATTCCAAAACAATATTTATATAATAAATCTAGTGGTAAATGGAGATTAGTATTCCCACCAGAATATCGTATAAAAGATGAATATGTTTCACCTAATATATTAAAAAATAGATTATTAAATAATAATAAAGAAAGTTTAATAACTACACATAATGGTCCTATTATACCTGATTCCCAATTTGGTAAAAAATAAAAAATAATTAGCAATGGCAAACCAATTAAAATATTCTTTTGACGATTTACCTGATTATATAAAAAATGCACCTGCATATAAAAATCCTGTAGAAATACCTGTTGTTAGAGAAGATGTAATTAGTCAACCAATAACAGAAATGCCACAAATGGGCCATCCTATTTATGATTATATGAAAAAGCATGGACTTACAGATTTAGATGAGAGTAATTTTATTAAAAATTATTCTACAAAAGAAAATGCTAAAGATATTCATGATTATATGACTTCAACTAAAGATGGAGAAGGTAATCCATTAACAACATTAAAATTTGATGATTTTTATAATCAATTTTTAAACCCATATAATAATGGTTTAAAAAAAAAAGACTTCGCTACTACTGGAGTTGGTTCAGAAAATTTATCACAAGATTTAGAAAACATTGAAAATTTAGGTGACGGAGAAGGCCCAGGTAAAAAGAAAAAGAAAACAACAGAGTTTAATTTAACTAGTGATGGGAAGCTAATAACAGGTGAATTAAAAGCTAAGGTATTAGCTTATATGGCAAAAAATGGCCAAAAAGTTATTGGTGATATGGATATTAATCCTGCAGTAATAAATAAGTTAAATAGTTCAAATATATCTTTACCTAGAGTTGCACCTGCTAAACAACTTATAGTTACTAAAGATCAAATTAGACCAGGTGAAGATGAAGAATCTGCAGGGTTTAGAATATACGCTGAGAATCAAGCTAGAGAAAAAGAACAAAGACAATTAGAACAATATATTAATAAACTTAATAGACAAAGTAGTAATCATGGTTTTGTTCAGTTAGACGAAAATGATCCATATTATCCTGGTTATATAAATTCATTAACAGGCGGACGTCCTAATGCAACAATAGTAGCAGGCGCAATAAACAAATCAGATTTCCAAAATTATAAAGCTGGTGTAATAGCAGAAGAAACAAAAAAAGCTGCTATACAAAATACTCTTAATAGAAAAGCTTATATAAAATCTGGCCCAAATAGCAATAGAGCTAGTGATTCAACAATGCTTGTGAATGGATTAAATAATGGAGAATATGTTATTACTCAAGATGATTCTGGATATCCTATTCTTGGATTAGCTGATAATAATTTTTTTAATCAATATGATGAAACTTATAAAAAAGCAGTAGCACAAGATGCATATGATAATTATTTTGAAGGTTTATCTGATGAAGATAAAATAAAATATAAAGAAAATGAGGCATATGGAAATTCTATAAATCAATCAATGCCACAAGTACCAAGTGGTTTTTTTGGTAATGCTGGAAGTTTTGCCGCTGGTTTACAACGTGCAGTTGAAAAACCTATAATATATGGTATAGGAGCTATAACAGGGACTGGGTTAGCAGCAGAATTAGGTGTAGCAGCAGCTTCTTTGCCAGAAGTAGTTGAAGGCGCAAAGAATTTTGGTACTGCATTAGGATGGGCAGAAAACTTAGGTAGTAGGGGATATAATTCTGGTTGGGATAAAAGTTATTATGGTCAGTTAGCAAATATACCAAATCCAACAGAAGCACAAAAATTAGCTGCAGCTAAAATTGCTACAGAATCAGCAAATTATTCAAAATTAGCTAGTCAAGCTGAAGGCGTACTAATGAGTATGCCATTTGGAAAACTTACTCCAGGATTAAACAAGGCAGCAAAAAATTATGAAAATGCTATTCAAACAGTTAGAAAAGCTGCTCCTGTAGCTGAAAATAATCTTCTTAATAAAGTTGTTGAAGTTGGTAAAAATGCAAAAACAACAGTACCTCAAATGTATGGGGCATCATTTGCTGGTGAATTAGGTAGAGGTGAAATAGCTAAGGCATATGGTTCTGGAGAATCGCATACTGATATATTAAGTAATGCGAATGAAGCAGGTAAATCAAATGCAGGAATGGCTCTTGGATTTTCTGGATTACATCTTGTTCAAGCCGTTGTTCCACATGCACTTTCAGTATTAATGGCTGGTAAAGATCAAGTACCATCAAAAGTTATCACCAATAGAGCATATAATGTTGCTGCAGAGCTTCCAACTCAAAATCTTAAAGACATATTTGCTAAAGCAGAACAAGATGGAATTTTAAAACCTGGTGAAGGAGATCAAATTATTCAAAATATAGAAGATTATAAAAAAGCAAAATCTTTAGTTCCTAAAAATATAACTAATCCAGAAGCTGCAATTTCTATGGCTGGGATGATTCAAAAAATTGAAAAATTAAAAGCAGAATTAGAAACCACACCTGTAGAGGCTAGAAAAAAAGATATAGAAGCAGAAATAGCAGATTATGATAAAAAAATTAACGATATATATCATGGAGATGATCCATATATGCATGAAACTGACAAATTAGGAAATCCAATTGTTCAAACAGCTGGTATATCTGGTAAGGATATTAAAAATATGATAAAAGGGGTAACTGATTTTGGTTCTAAAGCTTATGGTAAAGTTAAAGAACTTATAACAGGTAAAGAAGAGCCTTTATCAAAAGATGAAATTTTAAATAAAATTGTAGAACAATATGTTCCAGATGTTAATAATCCAGATTATGAACTTACTGAAAATGATAAAGCTAGAATACAATATATTCAAAATAATCCTATTGAAGTAATAAATAATGTTATTGAAAATTCTAAAAATGAAAATAACCCTAAGCTTGTTAAAACTTTTGAAAAATTAAAGGAAAATTATATTAATTCAGAAAAAGCTGAAAGTCAACAACAAACTGAACAAGTAGTTCCAACTGCTGAAATTCCTGTTTCTGAAGAAGATAATCAACCATTGGTTGAAGAAAAAAATGAAAAACCAGTAGTAAATACAAAAAATAAAAAAGAAATAAATCAAGAAGTACCTGCAGCAGAAGGTCCTCAAAGAACTTCTGGAGTATCTCATGCGGCATTAGAAAATCTTGCAGAAAGATTAGGTTTGCCAAAAATAGAAAGAGGAACAGTATTAAAACCAGAAGAATATGCTGCAAGAGGTAGAAGACTTGTAGATGGTGGTGTTGACCCAGAATCTGTAAGAGATAATGTAAGTAACCCTACTCCTGATGAAATATCAATAGCTAGAGCTCATTTAATTGATTTAGATAATCTTGCGGATAAGGCAAAACAAGAATTTGGTGCAGATAGTCCTGAATATAAAGATGCAGTAAATAAAGTAGATGATTGGGCAAGAAATGTAGTTAAAATTCAAAATACAACATTTGGTGAAAGAGGTACTGCTATGCAGGGTGTTACTGATTTAGATACAGGTTCATTTTCATCTGTGGCAAGAAAGTTAAAAGATAATTTAGGAAGAGATTTGACTCCAGAAGAAGAAGCAATAATACAAAAAAAGGCTGATCAAAATAAAGCTTCAACTCAAGCTCAAAAAGATTCTGAATCAGCTTTAGTAGCAGCTCATGAAAATGATTTAGGTGAAGGAGCTAAACCAACTGAAGGTGCTAAATTATATAAAGAAAAAGCTAAAGTAGCTGCTGATAAATTTAGAAAATTAAAAACAAAAGAATTTACTTTTAAGGATGAAAATGGAAATGATATTCCTATTCATAAAATGGGATTAGCATGGAATGATATAATTGAAATAGGAGCAAAAGCAATTGAAGCAACAGGAGAAGTCGCAGATGGAGTAAAAGCAATTATTGATGAAGTAAAAGATAAAGATTGGTATAAGAATTTATCTAAAAGAGATAAAGCTAATTTTGAAGACCAATTAACTAGTCATTTTGAAATCCCTATTGAAGAAACACCTGAATCTAAAAATATAGCACGACTTGAAAAGCAATTAGATGATTTACAGAATGGAAAATATAAGGAAAAAACTACTCCAAGAGAATTGTCAGATAGAGAAAAAGAATTAAAAGCTCAAATAAAAGCTGAAAAAGAAAAATTAGGTTTAATTAATAGTAAAACAAAAACTCCATTAACTGAAGAAGAAGAATTAAGTAATCTTCAAGCCCAATTTGTAAATAAGAAAGATAATAAATTTACTACTGATGAGGCTAAGTCTATATGGAGATATATGAAGAAAAAATATATTGACAATGGAGTAGAATATAATGAAGCATTAAAGAAAACAGGAGAAGATTTAGGAATGACATATGAACAAGTTGCTAATTCAGTAGTTACACCTAGAACAAAAAAAGCAGCTGGTGAATATTTTGTAAAAAGGTCAACAGCAAATAAAAATAGAGAAGCTACTAAAAGATGGGTTGAAGAAAAAAATCAATCTAAAAGTACGCAAATTTTTAGAAAGATATTTGGATTCCCTAAAGCAGCAATGACATTTGGGCATGGTCACGTATTTGTTGGAACTCATGGTATTACAAATATTGTAGATCCTGTACATACTGCTAAAACATTGAAAGCAATGGTTAATTCATATAAATACGCTTATGGTAATAGAGGTAATTATGAAAGGGATATGGAGGCATTAAAAAATCATCCTCTTTATAGTATTGCTAGAGAAGCAGGTTTAGCTAATGATCCAGATGTATTACATTTTGATGACCAAGATAATTATGACTCTTTTATAAAAAGAGTTGGGGAAACTGGTAAAAGAGGATTTAATGCTATTAAAGTATTAAGACAGCAAATATTCAATAATGAATATGAAAATTTAACTGATGAACAAAAACAAGACCCTAAATCGGTAGAAAGAATAGCTAAATTAGTTAATAATTGGACAGGTGCTACAAATGTTAAGTTACCAAGTGCAGTTCAAGATGCGGCATTTTCTGCTAATATGGAAGCTTCTAGATGGGAAAGACTAGGGTCTGGGCCTAAAGCAGTTAGTTATCTTTTAAAAGGATTAACGGGTAATGGCACTCCTGATGAAAAAGCATTTGCAAAAGCATGGTTCAAAAGAGCTGGTAGGCAATTAGCTACATATGGAACATTATTAGGAGCTAATGCAGCTGTTCAGGCAGCGTTGCATCCAGATAGGAAAGTTAATTTAACAGATCCAACTAAATCAGATTTTTTATTACCTAAATTTGGTAATCATGATGTAACAGTTGATTTAAGTGGTGGATTATTATCTACTGTTGGTTTATTATCTAGAATTGGTAAATATGCGGTTACAAATGAAAAGAATTTGCCTAGAGGTAAATCAAGAGGAGAAGCTGAATGGGGAGCTGTTGGTAGTTATTTAAGGGGTAAATTAAACCCTGCTACAGCTATTGCTATAGAAGCTGCTACTGGAAAAGATTTTAATGAAAATGTTGTTCCATGGTCTAGTGATAAACCTAAAGGAGAAAAAAGGCAATTAGGTTGGGGTGAATACCTTGCAGGTCATGTATTACCATTGCCATTGGCTGAAGGATTTAGAACAATGCAAAAATCAGCTGAAGAAAATGGTGTTACTAAGGGGCAATTTAATGATTATATGAAAGGATTAGAAACTGCTCTTATTTCTGGTGCTACAGGTATTAAAACAAAAGAAGTAAAAGATGATATGGGAGAACCATTGGTAGAACAAGAAAAAGTAATGAATTTTAATGAAGGAGGAAGACCTATTACACCTCAAGAAAGAAAAACATTAGAGGCTAAATCTGAAGAGTTATACAATAAAATAGATAGTATAAATAAAAATGAAGGTTTTTGGGTTATGGAAGGTGATTCAGCTTTGTTAAAATCATATAATAAGGGAGTTAAAGATGAAAATGGTAATTTATTGCCTGTCGCTACAAAAGAAGAAAAATATAAGGAAATTAATAGAGCTAAGGAAGAAGCAGCTTTATTAGCTAAAAAATTATTATTTGGTACAAAATCTAAAAATCCAAATGTAAGTAGAACTATTAATGAAAAAATTATAAAAATACAAAGAGGAATAAGAAAAAGATTACTTACAGGAGAGCAACCTGGAAGCGAAAGTAATAATGAAAATGACCAAAATGAAGAAAATAATAAATAATTAATAAAATTTAAAAAAAATGCCATATAAAAGCACAGCGCAAGAGGCTTACTTCAATATCCACAAAAAAGAACTAGAAAAAAAGGGGGTAAATGTAGAGGAATGGAATAAAGCTAGTAAAGGGATGGCTTTGCCTGCCAAAGTCAGCAAAATGAAGTCCATGAAGAAAAATAAAATGAGCTAATATAGCCATATTTTTCTTATATTTGGGTAAAATTCAAGCAAGATGAGCTTTATACCAAATTTTGAGGCTAAACAATATAGTGGAACGCCTTCAAATATTACATTAATAGATACTTCTACAGGAAGTGATGTAACTATTACTAAAAGAAGAGTGTATTTATTACAAGCTAATGGTACTTTTTTAGTGCCACAAGGTACAACTACAGATTATATTAACTGGTCTATTGCGGATTCAGAAATTACTTTAGATGTATTAACACAAGATAGTGCATTAAGTATTACTGTTCAATGGTTAACTTCAGCAAATGCAGTCGTTACATCAAAAACAATTTCATTTGCATTTACTGCATATAATGAAACTTTCTACTATGGTCTTACTGAAAGCCAAGTAGCTAATTCAAATTTAAGTGCTAGTACAAACTGGTATCAAACTAAATTAGTATTAAGGGTTGAATTAGATTCAGCAGACCAAGCAATTACATTTGCATCTGATATTTATTCAGCACAAGCTGCACTAAACAGAGCAACATATATATCTACTAACCAAGCTTTATTCTTCTAATCATGTTAGATCCACAAACAGTAGTATCAATAGCAGAAATTTCTCAATACTTATGGAATGATGCTATTCCAAAGCAAAATGTTTTCTTTAATGGAAGCATTGATCCACGTAAAGCTCAACAGCTTTATATGGAAAGAAAAGCATTACAATATGGCATTGACCAAGATTTAAGTGGATTGCCGGGCACATCAAATTATGTTTATGCTTTATGTGGTGCAAAACTACAATTAGCAATAGAAATATTAGGAACAGGAACAGGCGGTGGTGGTGTTATCCCTGGTGGTGGTGGAAACTTTAGTGTATATGAATATACAATTAATGCTGTAGGTGGCTCAATCGTAGTACATTTCCCAGATGCAGTAAATAAGCGTTGCATAAACGCATTTAGACAAGGTAATAACATTGGAACAATATTAACATCAGGAACACCAACTGGTAATCAGGTTGTTTGGAATTCAGCAGCAGCTTCATTAACTGTGGCAGCAGATGTTCCTTTTTATGATAATGAGTTTGTGAGAGTGATTGTTCAACAATAAAGTATATGAAACAGATAAAAGGGTTTGAAAACTATTTAATTACACTTGATGGAAGGGTTTTTAGCCTTATAACCATGAAGTTTCTTAAATCTAAGGTAACCAATGCTGGTTATGAACAAATCCAATTATTTTGTGGTAAAGGTGATTATAAGTATTTTTCAATTCATAGATTAGTTGCTGATGCATATATATCAAATACTGAAAATAAACCTCAAGTTAATCATATGGATGGAAATAAATTGAATAATTTAAGATGCAATTTGGAGTGGATGACAGCCTCAGAAAATCAAAAACATTGTTCTGATACAGGATTAAGAAAAGTTGATGACGCAATGAGAGAAAGAGGCAGATATGCTGGAAAAATGTGTGGGGCTGAAAATGGAAGAAAAGCTAGATTAAAAACATCTAAAATTGTTTTAAACGAAGCGACTGGTATTTACTATACTGGTATTAATGAAGCTGCCTTTGTAATGGGGTTAAAGCCTACTACATTAAAAGCTAAATTAAATGGTCAAAATAAAAATTTAACAACATTTAAATACGTTTAAATTGGCAATTCAGAATTTAATTAGCGGAGATTTAAAGCTTAGAAATGAGAATGGAGTTCTTGTTGCCGTAAATGGAATAGTGGCGGCAGATACTTCTGGAACTATAGGAACTTCTGGTACTAGCGGTACAAGTGGTATTAATGGAACAAGTGGTACAAATGGCACAAGCGGAACAACAGGTACTTCAGGTACAACAGGTACGTCTGGTACTTCAGGAATAAATGGAACTTTTGGAACTAGTGGTAGTTCAGGTAGCTCTGGTAGTTCTAGTACAAGTGGAACTTCTGGTTCTTCTGGTACTTCAGCAACTTCAGGTTCATCAGGTACAAGTGGTGGAACTGGTTCTTCTGGTTCAGCAGGTTCTTCTGGAACTAGTGGAACAGATGGGACTAGTGGGACTACAGGTACTAGCGGATCTAGTGGTACTTCTGGTACTTCAGCAACTAGTGGTAGTTCAGGAACAAGTGGTACTAATGGAACAGGTGGGACAAGTGGAACAAGTGGTACTTCTGCTACAAGTGGAACATCTGGAACTAGTGGTAGTACAGGTACTAGTGGTTCATCAGGAACTACAGGAACAAGTGGAAGCAGTGGAACTAGTGGGACAAGTGGAACAAGTGGCACTAGTGGTACATCTGGTTTAAATGGTGTTAGTGGTGGTCAGATATATTGGATGAATCAATCATTAAATACAAATAGTGCAATTGGTTCACCTACATATAAACAATGGAGTCCTATTCCTACAATTACAGGACAAACAACTCAAGCATTAACATTAGCAGCGGGGGCTACAGGTACTTTTGATACATTTGCAACTGATACTGGGGTGCCTGGACTTACAACAATACCTGCTGGTAACTGGGCATTTATAGTACATATTGAAAACTTAAATACAACAAATGGTTGGGATATTTATGTAGAAATGTATAAATATTCTAATGGTGGTACTTCCACATTATTATTTACTACTAATAGAGTTTTAATTTTAGATGATTCATTCCCTCAACAAGTTTATGTTGATGCATTTTGGATTGGAGGAGCTGTAAATGTAACTGATAGATTATATTTTAAAGTTATTGGTAAAAACAATGGTACAGGTAGCAAAACAGCTACTTTTTATACAGAAGGTAATACATTTTATTCATATGCACAAACCACTTTCACAGCTCCTTCAGGTACTAGTGGAACAAGTGGTAATAGTGGAACAAGTGGTTCTTCTGGTACATCAGGAACATCTGCAACAAGTGGTACGACAGGTACTAGTGGAACAAGTGCTACATCTGGAAGCTCTGGAACTACTGGTTCAAGTGGATCTAGTGGTACATCAGGAACTAGCGGTACCAATGGTACAGGTGGTACTAGTGGAACAAGCGGAACTAGAGGCACTAGTGGAACAAGTGGAGTATCAGGTACATCAGGAACTACAGGTACATCAGGAACCTCTGGTACATCAGGAACTACTGGTTTAGGTGGTAATAGTATATTGTTTATTAGGAATAATGCTCCTATTTATTTTGTAAATGGTAATTTTAATGTTTCATCATCTAGTACATTACAATATGGAACTCTTTTACAATTATATCAAAATGATTTAAATGGTAATGATATTTCAAATTGGGTAAATAATATTAGCGTAGGTTCAATTATTCAAATATTATATTATTCAGCTGGTACATCTGGTTCTAGTGGAACTAATGTATATGCAACATATCTAGCCACTAGCACTGCTGTTCCTGGTCTTGGTGTATATTCAATAACAATAAATTTTCTTAATGGTAATGCTTCTTATACACTTGCTAATGGTCAATATTGGTCAATATCTTATGTAAATCAAGGAACCTCTGGAACTGATGGTACAGGTGGAACAAGTGGAACATCTGGTGTATCAGGTACTTCAGGAACATCTGGTTCTAGTGGTGCTTCAGGAACATCAGGGACTAGTGGAACCACAGGAACAAGCGGTTCTTCTGGAACATCAGGAACTACAGGTACTAGTGGAACTACTGGAACTAGTGGTACATCAGGTACAACTGGAACTAGTGGTACATCAGGTACAACTGGAACTAGTGGTACCACAGGAACAAGTGGAACATCTGGTACCTCAGTATCAGTGAGTGGTACAACAAATACAGTGGTTAAATTCACAAGTTCAACTACCATAGGTAATAGTTCTATACAAGATTTAACAACAGGTGTATTAGTAAATAATAGTGTTACAGCATCAGGTGCAATTGCTAGAGGATTAAGTTTCACTCCTACATTAACTGCTGCTGCTAATGGTGATGTATTAAGTGCTTTATATATTAGTCCAACTTTCACAAACGGTTCTTTCACGGGAGTTACAAATTGGGCAATTAATACAGTAGGTAGTGCAATATTCAATGGTAACGTAGTTGTTATAAATCCTACAAGTGGTTTAAGTTATTCATTATTTAGAAGAAATGGTACTGACTATGGTTCAATAGGTATTGCAGCAGCAGCAGGAGACTTAATTACAAATAGTGCAATAAATGATTATTGTATAAGAGCAAATAGTGGAAGATTAGCTTTTTCTGCAAATAATGGTTCAACATTGCAAATGCTTCTTACAACATCAGGAACATTAGGATTAGGAACAACAACAGTAGGCTCAACCTTACAAGTAAACGGAAACGCTGCAATAGGTTACTCAGCTTCTACTGCTGCTCCTACAAATGGTTTGGCGGTAGCTGGAGCAGGAGTATTTAATTCAACAACAACTACATCAGGTACAGTTTTATCATTGCAAGAATCAGCTACATTAAGTAGTGCTTTAGCTTTAACAAATAGAAACTCAACACAAACTTGGAGAATTGCAGTAGATGCTGTTGCCGTAGATGATAAACAATTAACATTCATTGAATCAGGTGGATCTACTGTTAAAATGTCTATTACACAAGGTGGCAACGTATTAATTGGTACTACAACCGATGGTAGCGGTAAATTGCAGATTAAAGGTTCAGGAACGACTTCATCAACATATCAATTATACTTAACAAATAGTGCTGGTACTAATACTTTATATGTTCGTGATGATGGAGTTACTTTTGCAACAAACCTATCTGCAAATGGCGGAACGTTTGGGAGCGGTACAGGTACACAAACCGCTTTAACCTGCACAGGTGGTAGTGCAAACTTACAATTCCAATTTACATCAGGTAGTTTAGATGCAACTGTTTATAATAGTAGTTCAGGTGGTATTGTATTTAAGACATTAAGTGGTGCAAACGCTTTGTATGTAAATGGTAGTGGAAATACAGGACTAGGTACTCTTACTGTGGGTAGTAAGTTACAAGTAAACGGAAATGCTGCTATTGGATATTCAGCATCAACGGCAGCACCTACTAATGGATTAGCGGTAAGTGGAAACGTTAATATTGGGACTACAACATCTACATTTAGTTCTGCATTAACAGTATTAGCCAATGGAACAAATCCTGCAATAGTTGCCCAAGCATCTTCGGCAAAAACTTCAACTACTTCAATTAGCATATTTGCAGTAGCATCAAATGAAAACACACAACCACAAAAATTTGATATATCTTATGTTGGAGCTGCCACTCTTGCTAATAGATATTTCTTATTACAAACAAGTGAAAGTAACGTTTCATACGGTGGTAATATCGCTATGCAATCAAATGCAGGAAACGTAGGTATTGGATTAACTGCACCGTCAGCTAAACTAGAGGTATCTGGTTCTACAACCGCTGCTTCTGCGATAGCAAGGGGAATGGTAGTTTCATCTACTTTAGTAGCAGCAGCAAACAGTGATGTATTAAGTGCTTTATATATAAACCCAACCTTTACGAATGGTGCATTTACAGGAGTAGTTAACTATGCATTAAACGTAGTTGGTGCAGGGTATTTTTCAGGTAATATTTCAAATGGTGCAGGTTTAACAACAGGTCAAATAACTTCAGGAGTTTTAGGAACAGGATTAGTTTATTCTAACGCAGGGGTATTGACAAGCACAAACCCATCAGATAATAGATTAAAAGATAATATCACTTCTCTTTCTTATGGCTTAAAAGAAATACTACAACTTAGACCTGTAAGCTACCATTGGAAAGATGATAAAATAAACCAAGGTGTTCAATTTGGATTTATAGCTCAGGAAGTACAAGAAATTATGCCTGATGCTATAAAAGAATTTGGAACTGATGTTAAATATCTAGGATTAGAAAAAGATGCTATATATGCAGCATTAGTAAATGCAATTAAAGAATTAAAAGAAGAAATAGAACAATTAAAAAATAAATAAAATAAATAAAATGGCAAAAATTCAACCACTTACATTGTGGATTAACGGAGAAACAAAACAAGCTACCAACTTTACATTAAGGTCTATTGGAGATAATCTTTCATTAGTACCATTAGAAGGTATAGCTACTTTTTACTACGAGTTACAATCAGTAGTAACAGACGAGCAAGGGGGAGAAACCTTCCAAAACATTATCACTGCAAACCTAGATATTTCAGGAGCAGATTATGATTCTTGGGGAAGCGACCCTAACTCAAATGCTTGGGCTTACAATTGGGCAGCAAGTAAATTAAACATTGTTTTTGTAGATGGGCCTATTACACAAGAAGTATAATATTTTTTTTAATTAAATTAATTATACTAAATTTGTAAAAATAAAATTTTATGAATCAAGAACCAAAGCAATTACCAGTACCATCATTAAATCCTGAACAAGTTCAAGCATTAATGAATTATGCTAATGAACAAATACCAATGAAGTATGGTAAGGATATTTTATTATTTATTGAAAATGCAGCTTTAGAAATTGAAAAAGCTAAACAAACAGAAGAAGAAGCTAGTTAAATACTAGCTTTTTTTATCTGTTCTATTACCATATCTGCTGTTATTGATTTTTGACATTCAAAGTTTTTATTCCTAGGACACCAGTTCCAATATGGATCTAACTTAATATTAGGATCATTCCAACAGCTATTACATACATCAGGCTTGGTAACTCTATAACAATCAAATTCATGGTCAGATTCAGTAAAGTTAGAAATCATAACTACCTTCTGATTCAAAGCCCATGATAACCAAGATAAGCCACTAGATAAACCAATAAACAATTTAGCTCCTTTAATTACTTTCATTGTGTTTTCTATAGACGTATCACTTATTTTATAACAATTGTCAAAGGGGTTATCTTCTTTAGACACATTAACTATATTTTTATATCCTAAATCATATAGATAATTTATAACTTGTTGCCATCCTTCTCTAGTCCAAAACTTACATTCCATTGTTGAATTTGTAGCAATTGCAATATAATCAGGAACTTTATTGCCAAGTATTTCATTATTGGTTTTAAGCCTAGGTTTAACTTCTTTAAATTCTAAACCAAGTATATTACTAGCAGCTTGTTGTAATGGTATTATATTGCATTTTACAGGCTCTTTATTATCATCCCAAAACCATCCAATACGATATAAAGCATAACAATCAATAGATGTGCCTGGCTCTATTAATTCTAATTCAGGATAGTCCAGTATTTTATTCCAAAAAGTGGACAATACTACATTGCAATTATGCTTTTTTTGGAATTCTAAGGCATATCCTGACCATGCAATTGTATCTCCCAGGGATTTACTATCCAAAACTATTAAAACCCTTTTATTTGTCAAATTTAGGGTGTTTTTATAAATTAAATAACCATCCTGCCAAACCTTTGTAGTCCATTTTGTAAACCATTTTCTATCTAATCTTACCCAATGGTTTGATTTTATTGTATTTTCATAAGCAATACTACCTTTTTCATCTAAAAATTGAACTTTAAAATTACTATCAGAAACACCTTTGATTTCTAAGAATGGGCCATCCACAAAATGCTGTGTAATTTTTACAGATTGTTTATGAATTGGCAATTCTAATAACTTTTTATAAGCTGTTTCATGTTTAAAAGAAAATATTGGTGTGGTATTATCTGTAGGTATTTCATAATTAGCTTCTATAGTATTTAGATCAGTATCTATTGGCTGTAAATATTTAGTAAACATATCACCATATTGAGGCAAATTACGAGCTATAATAGGCAAACCATAGCTTATGGCTTCGCGCAAAACTAAAGGATTGCACTCCCACGTAGAATTAAACATAAATATATCAGCTCCTTTCATAAAAGTATCTACATCTTTTCTCTCTCCCCATACTTTTACATTTTTAGGTAAATCTTTCATCAAAGGTTCCCAATATTCTTTAAAGTTCCCAGCTTGGTTACCAATAAAATGAAATATAAAATTAGGGTACTTGCGAGCAATTTCTATCCCCTCGGCTTGATTTTTTCCTGGAGTCCACAATCCTACATTAACAACATGGTTGCCAGTTTTTTCTGCATTAAATTCTTGTTTATCTATAGGATATTGTATTGTTACAAATTTAGATTCCATATTAGCAAATGTTTGTTCATGATATGGACTACAAAACATGTATAAATCAGGGTGGAATAATTTATCATTATCAGGATTAAATGACACATCATGACAGGTCTCAACTATTCTATATTTTCTATTATTAGAATATAGCTTAGTTACCATTTCCCTATCTAATCTTTCTGATGGTTCATCTATATGAATAATATCTGGTTTCCACGTTTCAATTATCTTAAATAATTCCATTTTATCTTCATACAAAGTAGTAAAGTTTTCTACTAGTAAACTTTTTATGGCATTGCGCTGAACTACAAAATCTAAACTATGACATTGATATTCAACTACATAATATTCATTATCGGTATATTCACCTAGGGCTTGAATTCTTTTAAGTATAAATTGAGGGCAACCACCTGTACTAAGATGTGGGGCTAAAAATAATATTTTCATTAAATTGATTTAGTTTATTTATATTTTTTTCTCCATGATAAAATAAATGGTTTTTTTCTAATGGCACCCTTTGCCAATCTTTAATAAAATATTCATGTTTTTTATATTCTAGTTTATCATGCAACCCATTAATATAACAGTATGGCAATCCATTTTGTTGGTTATATTTCCATAATAATGCGTTTGCTATTGTTTCTTCATGGAATGGAGCATACCAAGAATGGTTATTAATTACTTTTGGATTTTGACACATCCATGCCCATTCCTGTAACCAATCAATACATTTTTGTCCTGCTACAAAATAACCTGTTTGCCTGTACCTTTGCCTAACATATTGGTTAATACCAAATAAATCACATATTGGTGCTTCTAATGTAGTTGACATATCTTCCCTTGTTTCAGCTCCACCTCTGCCATTTAAATGCAAATAGTCATAAATACCTTCTACAAAATAAGGATGGTCAGAATCGGGATTAAAATAATCAAAAATGCTATCAACATATTTTGTTGCTATACTATCTGTATCAATATATGCAACCGTTTCTGCATAATTTTCTAGTGCATGAGCTACTATTTTAGGCCTTTCAATAAGTAACTTATAGATTTGTTTATCCTGTCGGTTAATATATTCATTCCTATTTTTTAAATGTCTTACATCACATTCCCAATTTATAGTTTGCGTATTTCTTACACTTATTTTAATTTTAGAATTAAGTAAATAAATCCAAATAGGAATATCACTATAATTTCTAATGGAATTACAACAACTAACCACAAGATCCAAATAAGACTCATCAGCATAAAGTACATAGGCTTTTTCATGTTTTACTTTTTTATTTGTATAATAACCATAAAACTCATTACCATATAAAAGCTCAAGTTCAGGGTATCTTTGCTTCATTATATCTGGCGTTAAGTCTGGCTGTAAATGGGTTTCATGTGTATTCCCCTCATGCTCACCTTGTTCCATTTGGTATGGTACTGCAACAATGTATTTTTTGTTATTTTGTTTTAGAAATAATATTAATGATTTCCCTTCCTCTGCTGTCAAATGCTCTAATACATCTCCTAAAATAAAAAAATCATACTTGTCAAGTATAACAAAATCTATCGCAAGTATGTTTTTATGATAAACTACGTCATATTTTTTCTTTAATTCATATTTATCTATATATGGTTTCCATATTTCTACTGCATCTATTTTATAACCATAACCACGCAATAAATCTGAATAAGTGCCACATCCAGCACCAATATCTAGTATTTTAGCATCTAATGGTATATTTTGTAAAACCCAATTTCTAATTGAATCTTTATATAACGGATAACTTGTCGGCATTATTTATTGTTTGGATTTACAAATATGCCACAAGTACCACTATATCCCATAGAAGTGTATGTTTTCTTTTCAAAAACTAAATCTAAGTGTTCTTTAATGATTTGTACCTGTGTTTCATCTAGTGATTGTAAATTAGATATTTTTGATATTTCAAAAAAACCTTGTAGCCAATAGGCAAATTCAAGTGAGTTCATAGGTTATTTGTTTTGGTTTCCACAAAGCTATATAATTAATTTAATTAAATTAAATAAATATTAATAAAATTATTACCTTTACCATATGAAAATAGAAGTAAGTATAGGTGAAGTGGTAGATAAATATACTATCCTAACCATAAAAAAGCTTTTTATACATGATGCTGAAAAGCTTGTAAACATTGAAAAAGAATGGAAAATAATTAAAAATGCTTTAAACAGAAAACACCCTGAAACATTAACAGATCCATTCACTCAAGAACTTTATGATATTAACAAAAAATTATGGAAAGTAGAGGATGACATAAGAGATTGTGAGCATAAAAGTTATTTTGGCGAAAAGTTTGTTGAATTGGCTAGAGAAGTTTACCAATTAAATGATGTCAGAGCCATAGTTAAAAAGCAAATTAACCAAAAGTATGGTTCAGAACTAATAGAAGAAAAATCGTATAAACACCATTAATTTATGAAAAATCTCAGATTTATCTGTGCACAGCCAACATCTTTATTTTATGCTTGGCAAGTAGAAGTGTTAGTCAACAACTTTATGGATATGGGTATAAATCCCAATAATATTGATATAGTATGTTGGAAAATAAATAATGTAATACCTGTAGAGTGGGTAAAATTAACTCAAAAATATCCTGCAAGATTCTTTTTTTATGATGATACAAGGGCCATTAAACATTACATATCATCCATTCGCCCAAACATATTAAAACAACATTTTGAGGCGAATCCAGAATTAGAAAATGAAGCAATATTTTACCATGATTGCGACATAATATTCACTAAACCAATTGATTGGAAACAATTCTTGACAGATGATAAATGGTATGGATCAGATACAAGATGGTATATTGCCCATAGCTATATTTTAAGCAAAGGCCAAGACATAATGGATAAGATGTGTGAAATAGTAGGCATAGACGAGTCAATTATAAAAGATAATGAACTTAATTCAATCGGAGCCCAGTATTTAATGAAAGGTATTAATGCAGAATTTTGGTATAATGTAGAAAGGGATTGCGAAAAGTTATACAAAGATATTACTGAACTAAGCAACACAAAAAAAGCTAGAGATAACCAATACCACGAATTACAAATATGGTGCGCAGATATGTGGGCCGTTCTTTGGAATGGTTGGAAATTAGGCAAAGAAACAGTTTGTCATCCAGATTTAGAGTTTGCATGGGGGACTAGTTCTGAAAACGATTATGATAGATTAAACATATTGCATAATGCAGGTGTAACTACATCTTCTGATGGATTATTCTATAAAGCAGAATTTATGAATAGATTGCCTTACAATCAAAATTTGAAAATAAAAGATGGAACAGCATCCAAAAAGTATTATGAATATATTCAGCGAGTAGAAAAAAAATCAGTATTGTTATGATAATATCAAAAGCCACTTATGGTGGGGCAAATTGTACTAATAAGATACAAAAAATGGTAGTAAGTGATAAATTAGTTGTTAGAGCTTCTAATGATATTATTGGTGATCCATTAGTAGGTCAGACAAAGTACCTTGAAATTGAATTTGAGGATGGTTTTAAAGCCAAAGTAAAAGAAGGTGATACATTTGTATATCCAGAATCTAAAAACCGAAAATTGGGCATTTTTTATTCAAATAATAATAATCATGCAATTTGGCCAGCTATATACAAATCTCTTGATACTATTAAAGATGCAAGCATAGGGGTAGCAGATATAGTAATATGCACATGGGAAAATATGCCAAATGTACCATTTTATCAAATAAATAGTTGGTATCAAAGCCAATCTCATTTAAATCAATTGTTACAAATAATGCAATGTCTTTATAATGCTAAAACTATGGGTGATTATGATTATGTTTCATTTTTGGAACATGATGTGATGTACCCTAAAGGTTACTTTGATTACCCCAATTTTGAATCAGGTCAAGTTTTGACTAATATGAATTATGGTGGCGTTTGTAAGGATGGATGGCAAAAAAGAAAACAAAATGATGAACCATTTCATCAAATGACTATGAGATTTGATGATGCAATTGAGCATTGCTTGTCAATATTGCCAAATGCTTTAGTTACTAATAGCGGAATGATTGAAACACAGAAGCTAAAAAGAATTCAATGGGAGTGCCAAAATGAACCAGTTCATATTAATCATGGAATTCATTTTACTAGTCATAATTCTATTTATGATAAAAATAATTTAACAGAAATCCATCCTTACTGGGGCAATATTAATGATTATAAAAATTTATTTATATGAACAAAGTAAAAGAAATTTTAATATCTTACATGACAGCTTTAAATCCAACAGAGGAGCAAAAAGAGTTGGCTGAAAAAAGACTGCAAACATGTGTTGAATGTGAGCATTGGGTACAGAATCCAGCAAGATGTGGTTTATGTGGTTGCCTTACAAAAGGTAAAGTTTTTACCCCTAGAGGTGCTGATGCTTGCCCTGCTCATAAATGGGCAGAGTAAAAAAATGTTTAATTTAACATAATATAAATAAATTAATCTTATATTTGGGAAAAAATTGACATGACACATCCGACTCATGCTGGTATATCTGCAACAGTTAGTATTTTAAGTGCCGTAGTTACAGTAAGTAGCATACAGCCTTTTGTGAGTTTGTTTGCTGGGTTGGTAGCAATAGTTTCAGGTATTTTTGCAATAAGATATTATTATTGGAAAACTAAACATATGAATGATGCCAAGCATTAAAAATTTATTAATAGTTTTATTATTAATAGTTATTGGTTTTTTTATTTTTAGTGATCCTAAATATATTGGGACAGGCACTTCCACCACCATAGTTACCAAGATAGATACACTTTACAAAGTTGATACAATAAAAGAATATAAAAAGGGGGATAGAATCCCTTTTGCTGTTTTAGATACAATATACCAAATTGATGAGGTACATATTCATGATACTACTTACATAGTAAATGATTACAACAAGGTAAAAGTATATTCAGATACTTTACGTATAAATACGGATAATAGCGTATATATTCAAGACACAATTACTCAAAACAAAATTATTGGCAGAAATTATAAGGCTAATTTAACCCAAAAAACCATCGTTGTTACCAATGATATTTATCACAAACCAAAGAATGAATTGTTTATTGGTTTGATTGGTGATGTAAATCGTGTTGACAATAAATTAGGTTTTGGAGTGGGTTTGAATTATAAAAAACAAAATGAATCTTATATTATTAATTATACCACAAATCAAATAAGTTTTGGTTTGTATAAAAAAATATTTTAAAAATGAAATTCGGATTAAAACATTACTGGAGTCCTACTCCTAAGCAAGTTAGAAAATTTGCAGATAGTTTAAGTGCAGCATCATTGGCCGTATCAGCTTATACATTCATGTCTGATTATAAGGTGGTGGCTTATATAGTTTTAGCATGTGCTTTTGTAGGTAAATTCATATCTAATTTATTTGCTGACGAACCTGAACAAAAATAATTTATTTGTAATGGCAAATTTTGAATCATATTTCCCAAAGATTTTACAATTTGAGGGAAAAACTTATGAAAATGATCCTACTGATACAGGAGGGTGTACTCATTTTGGCATAATATTAGATGATTTAAAATTATTCCATATAGATAAAAACAATGATGGCAAATATACATGTGAAGATGTAAAAGCATTAACAAAAGATGATGCCAAAATTATTTATAAAAAATTGTATTGGGACAAGTTTAAAGCAGATGAAATTAAAAACCAGTCATTAGCAGAATACATAGTAGATGGGGCAATAAATCAAGGAGTTGGAACGATTACTAAATACATACAACACATATTAGGTCTAGTAGAAGATGGAATATTTGGTAGTAAATCGTTAGATGCAGTTAATTCTCATGATGGGTTAGATTTATATACCAAATTAAAACAAAGAAGAATAGATAAATACAATTCCATCGTAGCAAATAACCCTTCTCAATCTAAATTTATTAAAGGATGGATGAATAGGGTAAATGCTATTAATTATACTGCATAAACAAAACATAATATATGTCATCAAGCAACGGTAACTCAACAATTGCAAGAAAATATCGTAAAGAATATCCTGAAATGCCTACACTAAAATTGGCAAGGATAATGTATAATGATAACAATTTAGATTTCCCAAATTTAGAATCGGCTAGAAGCTCATTGAGATATATAGAAGGTAAAAATGGAGAAATCCACAGAAAAAAAATTTTAGAAAAAAATAATGAATTCTTTAAAGAAGAAGCTAGACCTTACAATCCATATAATTTACCAAAATCAGATGAAACAGCTTTTGAACCATTTATATTTAAAGGCCACAAGAGAGTTTTAATTCTTTCTGATATTCATGTTCCATATCATAACATAGATAGTATAACCGCAGCTTTACAATATGCCAAGAAAAGTAAACCTGATGCTTTACTTTTGAATGGAGATACCATAGATTGCCATCGTTTAAGCCGATTTATAAAAGATCCAAAGAAACGTAATTTTAAACTAGAATTAGATACATTCAAGGCTTTGTTTGATGTGTTTGAAAAAGAGTTAAAGTGCAAAATTTATTTTAAGATAGGAAACCATGAGGAAAGATATGAGCATTTTCTTTATGAGAAAGCTGGCGAATTAGTAGGCATAGAAGAATTTGAGTTTGAAAATATCATCAAGGCTAGGGCAAGAGGCATAGAAATTATAGGTGATAAAAGACCTATGAAATTAAATAATTTATGGGGAATTCATGGCCACGAATACGTAGGTGGTATTTCTGCCCCTGTTAACCCCGCTAGAGGCTTATTTTTAAAAGCCAAGGTAAGTTGTTTTCAAGGTCATAATCACAACACGTCTCAACATTCTGAACCAACATTAACTGGTAAATTAGTTACAACTTGGTCTTTAGGCTGTCTTTCGGAATTGCATCCTCAATATATGCCTTTAAACAAATGGAATCATGGCTTTGGAGAAGTTGATTTAGATCAAAATGGCGAAGATTTTGAATTTCATAATTATCGTATATTTAATGGTAAAATATTATAATGGCTTACGTTTATAGACATATTAGACTTGATAAAAACGAACCATTTTACATAGGTATAGGAAGCGATATGACTAATAAAAGAGCAAATGAAAAAGCCAGAAGAAACAATATTTGGAAAAAAATAGTTGCCAAATCTGATTATGAAATTGAAATACTATTTGATGATATTACTTATGATGAAGCAAAATTAAAAGAAATTGAGTTTATAAAATTGTATGGTAGAATTGATTTAGGTAATGGTACTTTAGCTAATTTGACTAATGGAGGGGATGGAACCATAAACCCAAGCCAAGAAGCAAGAGATAAGATTAGCAAGGTTAACAAAGGAAGAAAGAATAGTGATGCCTTAATGGAGCTATTAATGAACAGAAAAGGGCAAAAGAACCCCGCTTTTGGCATTACTGGGGTAAGATGTAAGAACTTTAAGGGTTACATCCAAGTATTCAAGGATGGGGTTTATTTGGGGCAATATGAAGGTATTAGAGATTGCGCTGAAAAATTAAATGTAACTGCAACTAGAGTATCGGCAGTTTTAAATGGAAGAAGAAATCATACGGGTGGTTATAAATTCAAAAGAATAAGCCATGAAGCATAAGCCATATAAGACTTATACTTATAAGATACCAACGTTTTACGTTACTATTAAAATAATGGTTGCGCCTAAAATGTCCGACATGGTTTCCGATAAGATATTTGAGTTAGATGATAACAAAGATAACTATGCAAAAACGGCTGCTGCCTTATGTTTAATATACAAAGATGATATTTACATTTGCCTGCCAACAGAGGGCAATTTTGCCACTGAATTTATGTTCCATGAAATAATCCATGCCAAAAACTTTATATACTCAAAAAGAGGCATTAAACTAGATGTAGATAATGATGAGAATGAAGCATACCTAGTTCAGTATCTTTATAGCAAGTGCGAGGATGCTAAAAAGAAATTCGCTAAATTTATATCAAGTTCTCAAAAACCTACTGATGAAAGCATACCGAGTATATTTTAAAAAAAACGGCATAAACCTAACTAAATTGGTCTATGCCGAATCTTTATTGGAAGTACTTAATCAATTCAAAGGAATTGAGGTTGTAATGGTTCATGAAGTAGATATGTTGCCGGATGGCGATGTTGATGTTATTTCTTTGAATTAATCTTGAAAACGATTTTCTACTATAAATTTGTCATTATAATATTCCTCTCTACTATAATGTGGTAAAGTAGGATGGTTTATTGGTATTTCTTGACCATCTGAAAAGGCTTTTTGTATCTGCTCTTTTTCTATTTCAAGTAGTTTTTTAGCTTTTCCAATAGCAGATTTTAAAAAAATATTATGATCTTTATAACAATATTCCATTTCTTCAATTAATTCTTGCATTGCTGTTTTCATAGGTTTTTTTGTTTAAAAGTGAGGTGTTGCATTATCGGAAGTCCTTGCCAACTCTGACTTACTAAACTGATACGAATATCATCCTCCGATTTTTATCTCCTCTTAATTATTTGTTTTGGGTATAAGTTTTGTTGTAGTAGGCTTCACATAAAAATGGCTCAGACTTGCACCCACTTTTAAAATCTCTAATTGTCTGAACTTTTTCTTTATCCAAAAAGTACTTTGCATCAATTACTAAAGGAATTTTATGTTTAGTAAATTCTTCTTGTAAATATTCAATTAATTCTTGCATTGCTGTTTTCATAAGTTATTTGTTTTGGTTAAGTATTTGTTCTTCAATATAAATTTCATACAATTTATCAGTAGTTTCTTGACCAATCCAAAATTCTTTAACCCATCTATATTGAATAACACCATTGAAAGATATTGGATTAAAGTACCACTCATTATCTTCTATCCATTTGTGAAAATCTTTTAAATCACTTGGTAGTTCTATTGAGGTTAATGATTTAATTATATCATAAATGGTCTGCAAATCTTTTACTTCTTTACCCTTATACATAAACTTAGTGTATTTAATAGTAATCACATCTTCAACTTCATTATTTTTATAGAATGATATAGAAGGACTTGAATACTCTTCTCCTATTGTTAATGTACCTTTTGGTGTTAATAGAACAGCTTTGTCAGAAGCTTCTGCGTTTGTTTTTAATGTAGCATTAAAATTGTAATGCACACCACCATTTTCATCTGTTGTTGGTTCTATTCCAGTACCAGCAAATAGTTCTTTAAATGTTTTCATAGTTTATTTGTTTTGGTTTAATAATGTAAAATTAATTTAATTAAATTAATAATTATAAGTATTTATACTGATTTTTTAATCTAGTTTAATAATTAATTCATAAGTATCAATCCCATTTGGTTTTACTTCTGCGTTCCATATATTTAATATTATTCTCCTATGATATACATTATGAAACGTGTATTCCCTAATTAGCTTACCGCTCTTGAATAATTGCATTTTCCCCTTCAAGTTGTACCAACCTTTCGGCTTCCCTTTTATCATACTCATTTTTTAATTCTTTATAATCTGCAATTAATTTTTTAACCTTTTCTCGCAAAGTTTCATTTTCTAAATTAAGAATATAATTTTGCCCCATTTCATATTTATTTTTAGTCATTTTGATTTTCAGTTAATGGTAATATAAATTTTCTATTTGTTATTGGGTTATTGGCCCACTTATTATATAAATCATACATTTCCTCAAATCTTTCCTGATCATACCATGCATTATGATATAATTCAGCTATAATCATTTGCCTTTCATAAGGTGTAAATTCAGCAAATGTGGTAAAATTTTGAGGTTCAATTGGGGTTCCCAATACTTGTTCGCTAATTGATTGTTTTGTCATAATTTAATTTTTTTAATGTGCGTTATAGTTTAAAGTTAAAAATCTGCTGTTACAGTAAGAACATGAACTTTACCAATTTTATCATACTTTACGACTTCTGGTAATTTCATATTTTTTTTAATACGATACTTAATTGCTTGCCTTGTTACGGGTGAGTCGGGATGTTTGTTTGATATTCTAAAGTAATTAGGATCAATTGTAGCTACGTATTCCCTAATACTAATCTGTTTAGTTTTCATCTGTTTCAATTGTTTTAATGATTTCAATAATTTTTTCACTAGGTTTCCCTTTCGCAAGCTCATTAAGTAATTCACTTGCTTCTTCTAAACTTCTTGTCCATGATTCGTTGACATGTAGTTCATCTTTTGTAATGTGATACCATACTTTCCCATTGATTTCTGTTTCTTTTACTAATTCATACTTTGCCATAATTGTTGGTTTTATAGTTTTTATTAAAATAATCTTTTCCTCCTTCGTATTCAAAATAATGTTCATCTCTATCCCTATCACATACATTTTGTTCTCCATCGGTAAAAGCCTGCTCAATTGCTTTTTCCTCATAATATAAAAATACTTTTGATAATTCCATGCATTCAATGGTCGTGTTTCTAACTATATTGTCGGGGGTACTAGACATACCCTCAATTGCTCTCTCAAAGGCATTTATAAGCCTCGAAATTGGTGTTTCCATTTGTTTAGTTTTTAATTGATTCTAAAATAAGTTTTTCTATGTCGGTAAATTGTTTTTCACTCAATCTATGGGCAATATCAATCCCTTGTTGGCAAAAATAAACTTCCAAACTAATGAGTTCGATATAATCACAATCCCCTACTTGATGTAGGCCATGTCCTTGTTCGATTTGTGATTCAGTGTGCCCAATTATGTACTGGGCCACAATCTCAAAGCCATTGTCATCGCATAGTGTTATAATGTTTTTTTCCATAGTCTTGTAATTTCATAGGCAGTCTGCCCGATTAACAATAAGGTACAAGCAAGGGGGACGCATACAAAAAAGAAGTACGCAAAGCCTAATCCCCGAAAAAGAATTTTTTTCATAGTGTTTTGGTTTAGAAAAACAAAGGTAATATTAATTTTGTTTTGAGCAAAATAATTAATTAAATTAACTAATTATCCTCTTTATCCCCGTAAAAGTCTAGGGAATTACCCTCCTCCTCGTAATGTATTTTACTAATTTTTAGTTCCACTGAGGTTGAGTTATGCGGAATATTCAATTGATCGCAAACGGCTGTCCAATCATGCCATTTTGCAAAGTCATCGGGGTATAAGTTTAAAGTTGTCATAAAGTAATTTTTAAAAGGTTTAAGTTTGTTAATGTGCGACCTAGTTTATATTTGTCCATTGATGAGCAATAGCTTTGGCAATCCCATTAAATGTTTTGCTTCTCAATGTACGCCTTTCTTCGGGAGTCTTTGCATTTGCAAGTGCGTCCGCATACCATTTAGGATGACTTTTACCACTTTTAAAAATTGTTCTCTCCCCTTTACCTACTATATTGGTAGGTGTTAAGTGTGGCAAATTTTTGAGCCATAAGCAAGTTGTTTTTGTGGCTTCATCCCCAAACATCCAAGGCTGTATTATTTGATCGGGTTTTTTTATCTTGCTAGATATGACCGAAACAGGGTTTTCAATAGCAATCCTAGGTATATTCACTTCCATCAATTTTTGAACAAAATTTAGGGCTTCTAATTGATTTTTAGCCCTATCCTGGTTTACGCTTCCATCCTTGTTATACATGTGCCTAGCCCCGCTAACAGACAAATAAGTACAAGGAGGATGAGCCACCATAAGATCCCACCCTTGATTAACAAAGTTAAATACATCCCCTTGTAAATGCCATTCGGGATGACCACCACTACAAGGCAAAATATCACAAGAATAAGCCTCATGACCTAATGCCCTAAATTCTTTTGTAATTGCTTGTGATTCTTCACAGGCTACTAAAATTTTCATAAAATTTAATTTAATTGTTTTTAGTTTGAAATTCTTTTTTGAGTTTGCCAATTATCGGCATCCATATTGTCGCATAAAAGTTCAATTTCGGCCAATAGATCAGGGCTTAATTCTTCATAAGGTAAATAGTAAGGATCGCCAATTGGATCGCCTGAAAAGCTATTAGGATCGTAAATATTCACCATTACACGATCAGGATAAAAATATTCGGCCAATGCTACTAATTTACCCATTTCGTTTACTGCAGGTAAACAAGCAATACCATCAAATTCGGAAATTGAAAAACTACCATTTTCTTTGATAAGTTTTTTAATGTAGCTAATTGTGTTTTTTTTGTTTTGCATAAAATTTAATTTAATTGTTTATAATATATTTTACTTTACTTTTTGTATCAGGGTTTATTTTAATGTCCTTAATATAGGCCCATCCTTTTTTCCATTCAAATATGTTATTACTTGAATAGTTAATAGTTCGTAATAGTTTAAAACCATCTAATAATACATATACTTTTGTACCCACTTTAATTTTTTGTTGCATAAAATTTAATTTTAAAAAGTTTTTTAATTTATAAATGTGCGTTCTAGTTTAAAACTGTTTTTAGTTTGAAAGGTAGTTTTCCCAATTATAGTTATCAATCTCAATTTGTAGCGTCATTTTAAGGGTTTTAACCTTGTTCTGGACAGCGTACAAGTTTTTTACTTTACCCGTCTTAATTCGGGTGTTTAAAGCTTTGATTTGGCTTTTTAGTTGGTTGATTTTTTTCATAAGTGTTTTTTGTTTTTGGTTTTATAAATAAAAATAAATTTTTTAATGTGCGACATAGTTTTATGTTGGTTTACATTTGGCAAACAAAAATAAATAGATGATCCTTAAAAAAGTGTTAAAATATTATTTTTTTTGTATTTTTTTATTTAACCAGGACAAACCAGGACAAGCGCAAAAGGTGATCATTTTAAATAACAGGATTAAAAAAGGCGGTTTGTTCATAATCTCGGTAAACCCTGTTAAATTCAATTTTTAGGATCTTAACAGCGTCTTTGTGTTGGTTTAAATAGTTTTTTTCGGCTTGCGTTTGTTGGCAATGTTTTGCCCATGCTTTGCGCAATGGTGCAAGGCTTTGAGATTGTGAAACATAGCAAAATTGAAAATTTGCCGTTTCCCATGTAATTAAATACATAAAAAGGGGTTAAAGGTTTAAAAAATTGGCACCCATTCGCAATTGAATGCAACGGCCTAACCGATGGGCGGAGGGTAAAAATTAAAAATTTAGAACGCTTACGGCTTCATTAAAACCGCCTTTGTAATCTTTTTGTTTTATACCTTGCTTTATAAAAGCGTCAAAAATATCGTTTAAAATTGTGTTTTTTAAGGATTGCGGGTTATCAATAACAGCAAAGCAAAAAGCCTTTTTAGGGTGCATTTTAAAGCTCACTAAATAATCTTTTCCCTCCGTTTCGTATGTATAAATATTGCCATCATTTGAAGCCTCTTTGCTTGTTAAAATCATTTTATTGTCATATTGCTCAACATCATCAAAAAAAATAGAGGGAGCCTCAAATTTTGAGCCGTCCTCCCATGTTCCACGATACCACCCCTCTCCATTATAAAAATAATCTTTTTTTAATATGGCTTTTTTGCCTACGTTTAATTTGTAATAGCTGTTTTCAATTGTGCAAATTATTTGCTTTGTGCTTCGTTTCATTTTGTTAGGTTTTATGGTTAAAAAAAATTAGCTCCCATTTGCAATTGAATGCCACGTCTTGAACGATGGGAGAGGGGTAAAAATTAATTTAAAAATTAAGCTAATTTTGCCCCGAATTGTAACAAATAACGCTTTGTAAAGGTGTGGCAACCTATTTTAATTTTTTCGCCTACCTCGTTAACCTCAAAATTCAAAACTTTATCCCCCACTTTTAAATTATCGGTTTTTATTTTTTGATACAATCTTTTGCCTAATTCGGTGGGAATTTGTACGCCTTGCGTGGTGTCTATTCGTTCGCTGTTTAATCTCAAAAAGTCAAAATTTAAACGGCCATATAAATAGGGCGTTTCGAATGAAAGCCACTTTTTAAAGTTCTCTTTAAATTTAATTTTAGCCTCTTTTGCCTCTCTTTTATTCTCTATTAATAAAAGGGCGTTTTTGTCGGCTAAATATGCGATATTTTCGGCCTTATCTTTAATACTAACCACCTTTTGCAAAGTTTCGGGTATTTCAATTCCAAAAAATTGGGCGTATTTTGTCGCAAGGTTTGCCACTCGTCCCAATTCATTTAGATAAATTTCGGGTTTTTTGGCCTTTTGTAGCTTTGTTGCTGATTGCTCCGCCTCTCTTAATAGGGCGTTGAAATTTTCGGAATGTGTCCCCGTTGGATAGTGGCAATAAATTTTTTGATATTGACTAGTCGCATTTTCGGCCAATCTTATTTGCTTTGCCGTTGTATTTGAATAAGTGCGTAAAGTGAACAAAAGTTTTGTTTCGGCTTGTTCGTTGGTTACAAAATTACAAATGGCAAAGTGAGAGCCGTATGAATACAAGGTACGGCCATAAAATTTGAATGAACCGTTTGAATTTCGCCCCTCGTTTTGTGTTTGTTGGGCGTAAGTGTGTGCCAAATCAGCATTTGAAAATACTTTTTTCATTGTGTTAAGGTTTAAAAGGTTTTTATTAAATATTTAAAAAATTAGCGTAAAGGATAGCAACGGCCAAAACATCAAGAGCTAAAATACTTAAAACGCCTAAAAACTTTGCTTTGTTGCTGTTTAATACGTCTTTAATAAGCTTGTAAAAAATTACATTCATACCAATAAAAAAGGTACTAAATAAAACGATGTCGAAAATAGTTAGGGAATTGATTAAATTTTGCATAAGATAAAAATTAAAGGTTTTAAAATGTGTTATTGATTTTTTTTGATGTTTTTGGAAATATTGTTTTAAAAAGTGCAATTGCTACAACAGTAAAGAAAGCAATTAAAGAAGCGGTTAAAATTGAAATCATTTTTTTATTTTTTATTGTTTATAATTGTTTCTAAAATATAAAAATATTCATTGTAAAAATGTACGTTTTTAATTTCTTGCGTGCCGAATGTATATTCGTAATTGTTATTAAAATCAATATATAATTCCTCTTTTTGTTCATTATTTAAATCACTAACGGGAACAATGGACGTTTTTGTAAAATTATATCCCTCGCTACCTATATAATCTTTTAAAATATTTTCTAATTCTAAAATATTTTCGGAATTAAATTCCGACCTGTCAAGCGGTAAAATGTAATTTGATTTCATTTTGTTTTTTTTTGTTTTGTTATTTAATACCTCAAATATAGGATTTTTTTTTAACTTTGAGCAAACAAAATACTGTTTAACATAAATTTAACATTTACACATTGAGCAAACAAATACCATATATATATGTAATTTATTCCCGTCCCTGGTTGGCACCTGGTTGACTCTTTAATGATGATCCTGGTTGATCCCTGGTTGATGTATAAATATAATAATCCCCCCCCTAATCCCCCCAACATACAAAGAAATAAAGAGAAGCGACCACCACAAACAAAACAAAACGAAACCA